ATGGATGGCGCACCCTGGATCACGGAACGTGCTGGTCGATACGACCATGTTCATGTATATCCGCCGAATGATCTGCATGAGCACCACATGTCACAGAGTTGCCCCTGCCACATTGATCTGCATATCGAAATGGTACGTAATGAATGTGGCCACCTGGGCTTCTCTCCGTACTACGTCCACAATGCCTGGGATGGTCGAGAATGACTGCCGGGGTTCTCGACAAGTGGGCCGTTCACGATTACGTGGGCTGGAATCCGCATGATGGGCAGCTGGAGATCGCCGAATCCCAGTGTCGGTACAAGGTCGCGGCCTGTGGCCGACGCTTCGGCAAGTCTGACCTGGGAGGGCATGAGCTCGTACCTGAAGCTCTGGTCACGAAGGGCCTAGAGAACGAGCTGGTCAACCAGGGCAAGCGTCGTGAGTTCTGGATCGTGGGGCCGGAGTACTCCGACGCTGAGAAGGAGTTCCGCGTCCTGTGGAACATTCTCAGCAAGCTCGAAGTCCCGATGGACAGGCCAGGCTCATACAACAACCCAGAGTCTGGGCAGCTACACCTCAGCCTGTGGAACGGTACGTTCCAGGTCCACGGCAAGTCTGCCAAGTACCCTGATACCCTGGTTGGTGAGGGCCTGAGCGGAGCGATCCTGGCCGAGGCCGCGAAGCTGAAGCCGAAGGTGTGGTCGAAGTACGTTCGCCCAACGCTCGCCGACTTCAACGGCTGGGCATTGATGACCAGTACGCCAGAAGGCAAGAACTGGTTCTACGAGATGTGGGAGTACGGGCAGAACCCCAAGATGGCCGAATGGGGAAGCTGGCGCATGCCCGCCTGGCGGAACCACTTCGTGTATAAGACCCCAACCTACGACTCCCACGTCAAGCGGCTTCAGGCTGCGATGGTTGGGCATCAGTTCCGTGGCATGAGTCCGCAGGAGATCGCCGAAGCGATGGACCTGGTGATTGACGACGAGATTCTGTCGCTGCTCCAGTCGACCACTATCGAGGCGTTCAACCAGGAGATCGGGGCCGACTTCACAGAGTACGTGGGCCGTGTCTTCAAGGAGTTCGATGAGGAAGTCCATGTCACCGACCTACGTCGGAAGCCAGGCTGGGAACTCTACGGGGCCGTGGACTATGGCTTCACGAATCCCAACGTTTGGCTTCTCGTGCAGGTTGGGCCATGGGGAGAGGTGGAGGTGCTCGATGAAATCTACGAACATGGACTCACGGTTGAAGAGTTTGGTGATGAAATACTACGTCGTGGGCTTTGCCCTCGTGACGTTCGTGGCTTCTTTCCTGATCCGGCTAGCCCTGGGGATACGCGCATACTCTCCAACAAGCTCCGAGTCCGGAGCTACACCGGGACCGGTGGTGAGCTCAAGTGGCGCATCGACGGGATTCGCAAAGCCCTGAAGGAAACGCCACTCCACGTGCCTCGGTACGTCGAAGGCCCTGAGGGGTTGACTCGTCACCCAGACCGCCGCCCTACGCTTCTGATTGATCGGAAGTGTAAGATGACGGTGCATGAGTTCGGGGAGTATCGTTATCCTGACAAGGTTGAGCAGTCCTCAGTCAAGTCCCAAGAACTTCCGATGAAAAAGGATGACCACACGCCGGAGGCACTGGGTCGTTTCTTTGCCGGGTACTTTGGAACGCCGCAGCAAAACGCTGGGCGATCAGGCACCAGAAAGGCTAAGTACGGTCGCAAACGATGACTAGCCCAAACGTCAAGGACACCCGCGCTGGCGGACGGTACGCGAGTGCAGTTCCATTCGCAACGGCCACCAATGCCAACATCGTCAATCCTGACGATGCGCTCCGTTGGAAAGCGTATCAGTTCTACGATGACGTCTACCACAATCGTCCGGAGACCTTCAAGGCCACGCTCCGCGGCGATGATGACGAGCAGGTCCCGATCTATCTGCCTTCGGCAGGCACGATTGTCGAGGCTGTGTCCCGGTTCCTCGGGGTTGAATTCTCTTTTCAGCTAACGACGGCACCCCTCCCCGATCAAGAGCTTGCAGGCGAAATACCGGAGCCCAGCGAGGAGGAGATGGTTGCATGCCAACAGGCATTCGAGCAGCTTTTCAAGCGTGAAAAGGTTGGGCTCAAGTACGAGACCCTCAAGCGGTACGGCCTGGTTCGTGGCGACTCGTTGATCCATGTCACTGCCGACGACACGAAGCCAGCGGGCCGACGCATCTCGATTCACGAGCTGAATCCAGGCCAGTACTTCCCGATCAAGGGCGGACCACTCAATGACCAGTACATCGGTTGCCACATCATCGGTGAGATTGCTCACCCCACGGAGAAGGGCAAGTTTGCGTGCCTTCGCCAAACGTACCGCTACAATGTGGATACTGAGGGCACTCGTACGGGCGGTATCACGACGGAACTCACGGTCTGGGAACTAGGCAAGTGGGATGACCGCGATCCCGAAGCTGAGACCAAGCAGCTTCTGACCATCGTGCCGCAGACCGAGCTGCCGTCCCAGATAGACGTGATCCCGGTCTACCACATCAAGAATGAGGCTCTGCCTGGCGACGAGTTTGGCCGTTCGGAGCTGTCTGGTTTCGAGACCATCATCAATGGCATCAACCAGAGCATCACCGACGAGGACATGACCCTGGTCATGCAGGGCCTTGGCATGTTCGCTACGAATGCTCCGCCACCTGTCGATGAGAATGGCAACGAGACCGACTGGCAAGTGGGTCCGGGACAGGTGATCGAGGTCGGGGATGGCCAGACCTTCAGCCGGATCAATGGCGTCTCCTCGGTTGCCCCGTTCCAAGAGCACATCAGGATGATCGAGGACCGGCTCTACAAGCGTCTGGGCCTGAGCGATGTGGCAGTCGGCGACGTCGATACTGCGCTCGTAGAATCTGGCATCGCTTTGAAGATGAAGCTCGCACCGATTCTGGCCCGAAACGCGATGAAGGAAGCCGAGCTGGTTTCCGTCCTGGACCAGATGTTCTACGACCTGGCGATGAAGTGGTTCCCGGCGTACGAGGGGCTGAGCTTTGGCAGCGTCGTCCCCATCGTCAGCTTCGGTGACCCGATGCCCGTGGACCGCAAGGCGGTCATCGATGAGGTTATGGCATTGATCGGGGCAACGCCGCCGCTGATCACCCTGGAGATGGCCGTCGAACGGCTGTCCTCGGTGGGCTACACCTTCGGGCCGAACGCCGTGGAAGACCTGTTCGCGCTTATGGCACGGATCAGCGACACGTTGCTTGGTGGAGGGGGCGGTACCCAGACTGGTGAAGAGCTTGAGGCTGGGGACGAAGTGACCGGAGACGAGGAAGAAGTCCAGGAGACTCCGGAAGAGGAAGCGTAGCCAATGGCAAACGTTTGGTATATTGGCGATGCCCAAGTTCGAGATATCACCCTCAATGGGTCCACGTTCTCGTGGAGCATTTGGAACGGCTGGAGCATTCCAGAATCTGCGTTCACTTCTGGGCAGCTAGCTGAACTTGATGCTGACCCCGGATTCCTGCTGGGGCAGACTGGGCCTCGTACTTTGCCTCCTTGGAGCCCAGACTCGACTGTGGGCCGAGAGTCCGTCTACCTTCAGCAGATGAAGGTGATTCGTGATGAAATCCCGGGCCGATTGAGCCAAGCGGCACTCGACGCCACATATGCCCCGGTTGCCCGCGCCGTCCCGACGGGCGGATCGACCGGGCAGGTGCTCACCAAGACTGCCGACGGCACCGCCTGGCAGGCCGCACCCTCCGGCGGCGGGGGCGGCGGCATCGTCGAGAACCCAACGCGGCCCGGCACATTCCTCACCACCGGCATCATCGAAAACCCCGCCCGCCCCGGCACCTTCCTGATTGGAGCATGACCCATGGCATACGTACCCGTCGGAGTGGACGACAACAACCTGCTCCCGCCCGCCGTGCGCGGCAAACTCCTCGAAACCACCGGCGCGAGCAACCTCGCCAGTTTCGTCACCCTCGGCGACTCCCGCACCCAGTTCAACGGGACCGTCAACCAGGCCGACACCTCCGGCGACAGCATCACCAAGCTCGATCGCGGCTACATGACGTGGGCGATGATCCTGCTGCGCCAGCGGATGCGGTGGCTCAAGAACGGCGGCGTCGGCGGTGACACCGTCGCCCAGATGCTCGCCCGCACCGACGCTCTCCTCGCACTGAATCCGGGCTGGCTCATCGGATTCGGCTGCATCAACTCGATCAACAACGACGTCACCGCCGCAACGATCATCACCGACCTCACCAGCATCTTCAACAAATGCGCAGCCGCAGGCGTGCGGGTGGTGTGGGGCACCGACTGGTACTCGGCCGGCACCTCCACCACCGCCCGCAAAGCGGAGATGGACAAGGTCAACCAGTGGTTGCGGGAGCAGGCCACCACCCGCCGAGGCTTCTACCTCGCCGACTACGCCGCCCGCATGGTCGACCCCGTCACCGGTCAGATCCAGGCAGCACTCGCCTCGGACAACCTGCACCAGGACGGACCCGGCGGCTTCGTGATGGCCCAAGAGTTGGTGCGCGTTCTCGAACCGCTGGTGCCGCCGTCAGATCGGCTCATCCACTCCAACGCCGACTCGACGAACCTCATCACCAATGGCATGTTCGACGGCGACACCTCCGGGCGCGCCACCGGGTGGGCGTCGGGGTCGGGTGGCACCGTCACCTACACGAAGGTGGCACGCACCGACGGCTACCCCGGCTTCTGGCAGCAGGTCGCCGTGGTCGGTGCCACCGCCACCCGCCTGCGCTGGGACCTCCCGGTTGCGGGCGGCAAGTGGGTGGGCGGCGATACCGTCGTCGGCGAGCTGGAGTTCGAGACCGACCCCACCGACTGGAATGTCACCGAGTTCTCGCTGGTGGTGCACTGCTACAACGTGCCCGCCGGTCAGGTGTTCCGCGCCGTCGACTGCGTGCACGCCTCCGGAACACCGGCGCTGACGGCGGCGGCACGCCCACCCAAGGGCATCTTCCGTACCCCGGCGATCACCATCCACCCCGACACCACCGAGGTTCGGCTCTACGTCAACTGCCTCGGCACCGGCACCTACCGGGTAGCGCGGGCACGCCTACGCAAGGTCTGACACATGCTCGCGCCGGTACGGCAATTCTGTACCAAACGGCATGGGGAGGAGAATCGACGACATGAGTTTCAGCGAAGCGCGGGACTGGGCCGCCAAAGGCTGGATGGACCTGTTCCGGACGGTGAACGGCGAGTGGGGTCCGTACGATGCCGAGCACTACCTGACGGTCGTGCTGCCAGCCGACGCCCCTGATTGGCTACGCGAAGAGTTGGCATCACAACTGGCCCGGGTCGACCTCGATCACTGGGACTGATGCCCCGCCCATATCCGCCGATATGCCGCCCATATCCCCGGAGATGCCCACATGATGAACGAGTCTGACGCGGCACGCTATAATCGAGGCAGACGACCGGCCCGCCCCATGAAAGGCGTGGCATCGAGTCGGGTAGCCCGGAGGGCGATCACAGGCCGACGCAAGCGAAAGTGATCTGATGCCAGACTACGGTTCGACACCCAAGGTGCCGAAGCGTCGTCAACGGCCCAAGATGCGACAGCAGCGTCGAGACTACAAACGGAAGCGTGACCGTGAAGGTCGCTTCGCTTCCACAGATCGTTCAGTGTCGTCTCGCCGGTATATCAGGGAACTTCGCCGAAAGTCCAAGAACCCCCGCCGTACCCGTAACACGTCCAAGAACATCTACAACGAACGTGGCGGACTCAAGTCCGCAAGTGCCAAAAGAGCGGGGAAGCGCCGAGGTACTGCTAGGAATAATTCCAAGCGAACTCGGAGGTAGAAGTGGCCAAGAAGCGGTACAAGAAGTACCGTCGCCGTGTTGGTGGCAATCGTGCCTGGGGCAACGCGCTTGGCGGATACCGGACCCAAGCCCGAGTCGATGGACAGTTTGCCTCTGGCAAGGGTGGCAATCGAAAGTCCGCGTCGGCACGCCGCGCTGAGGGGTACCGCAAGAAGCAGGCCAAGGATCGCAAGCGTCGCAATCGTCGGAATGCCACGGTTGGCGCTGCGGTCGGCGCCACCATCGTAGTCGGTGCCGGAGCTTACGCTGTCCACAAGAGTCGGCAGTCGAAGGCATCGGCCACCAACGGTGTCCAGATGAAGACCTTCCGCAGTGTCCAGCGTCGGCCCAAGAAGATCGTTCCGGTCAGCGTTCCCAAGCCTGTGCCTACGGTCGGGAAGACGTCGATGGGGCGAAAGGACTTGCCCAAGAGGCCAGTCCCGCCGAAGAGCATCGTTGAGCAGGCTCGTGATATCCAGGGGCAGCGTGCGGCATCGAACGAACGCATGGGAACGTTCAAGTACCGGGGCAACAAGGGCGAATGGCGCGACCCCAACAACAAGAACAAGCAGCACGGCACCCTGAAGCCGGGGTCGCAGACGAACGGGTCTCAGGACATATTCACCGGCGTCATGCCTCGGTCAACTGGGCGCTTGAGGGCCCCAGATGCCAACGCACTGAACGCTGCCATGGAAGACTTCGCCAAGTCTCAGGGCATACAGGTCGGTGTCACTGTCAACAAGTCCATTCGGCGTACTCCGAAGATGACTAAGGGCCAGTTGGCTGGTGCCCTGCGGAAGGATCGCGCTCGGCACTCTCAGCGCGCCCTCAACAATGGTCGTGCCCTTTGGCACGGCGTCCAGACCGGACAGATCAAGACGGTGCCTGGTACCGGATCAATCAAGAGCCTGGCTGGCAATTCAGCTGCTGGCTATGCACTTCGTAATGGTGCCAACCTGTATGCTGCCAACTTCACCTTGAAGAACACGCCCCGCAAACGGAAGCTCAAGCCCAAGCCGATGCTACCATAAGGAGTGATGGCAATGGCCGTCAGCCGCATGCCGCCACAGCTTCAGAAGAGCTACCTGACTGGCAAGGTCGCGAAGCGAATCAGGTGGGGAACGCCAGGCGACTATCGTAGATGCCGGAGGCAGGCTCTCAAGCATGGGATGACTCCGCATCAAGCAGCAGGAGTATGTCAGACGCTACACAAGAAGGCCACTGGTATGTACACTGGTGATCGTCGTCACCTTGGCAAGAAGGCCAAGAGAGGCAGAAAGAAGAGGCGATAATGGCCATCCGGCGTATCAGCGTCCCGAAGATTGGCGGAGGGCGCGCTTGGGGAAATGCCCTTGGTGGCTTCCGATTCCAGCATCGGAACCGTCTCGGTGAGTTCGCGCTGTCTGGGCAGAAGACGAACCGGGAACGGTACCTGGACGCTATTGCCAAGTCCCGTCGTCGGGGCAAGGTGGCCGCTGCCCGCAAGATCAAGAACCCGAATGCCACGACCCCTCACGGCAAGGCCGCGATGAAGTCGGCAGCGGCGCGGGCAACGAACGGGAAGAAGATCACCGCCGGTCTGGGAATTGCAGGTGGCACCGTAGCGGCCATCGGCATCATCCGGACCGTATCTGGTCTGTCGCCGTTCTTTGACATCAGCCGAAAGAACTTTCGCATTGGCGTCAAGCCGTCGGTTGACCTGGGGCGCAACTTCAAGTTGAGCACCATTCACTCCATTGGCATCGAGCGGACGGGTGATGACCTTTTCGACAAGGCCATCAAGCGCGGCCAAGAGGGCGTCTCCGTTGGCACTCGCCGAGCCTTCGGCAATGGCTCTCGGGGAGACCTGGCAGTTGGCATCGCCGACAACATCACTGGTCGCCAGACGCAGCTGAAGGTCGCCGGGGTCAAGCTCACCCAGGAGGGCGGCGGTGCCGGATCGGCACGACGTTGGCGATACAGCGGTGGCAACAGCAGCGGTAAGGCTGCGGTACCAGGAGCGCCCGCCTCGGCGAAGAATGCCAAGAGCAAGCGCAAGCCTGGCAAGGGTGCCCACACCGTGACCACCACTGCCAAGGGCAAGCCTGCCGTTCGGGGTCAGCGCCGAAAGAAGAAGGCAAAGGCTGCCAGCCAAAAGCGTCGGGGTCGAAGCTACACCAAGTGATCCAGCAGGTATACTAGGTGAGAACCTAGTAGGAGGATACCATGGAGTACATGCCTGCTGATCTGGCCAGGACGCTATCTGCGATGGCCAGGGGCACCCACAACGAGATTTGTGGTTTCATCTTGGATGACTGGACGTTGATCTCCGTCCGGAATGTCGCCCAATTGCCAACCATCAGCTTTGAGATGAGTATGAATGCCATCCTCGGAGCTGTGGAGATGGCCGCAGCATCTGGCCGGGAGATTCTGGGCACCTACCACAGCCACCCTGGCGGATCAACCGAGCCCAGTGAAACCGACCTTCATGGCTGGCCTCGATTCATTGATGGATCATACGCTCGGTACTGGGTGGTAACCGGCGATACCGTTCGGGAGTTCGAGCGCACCGGGGAAGGATCGGAGATTGGCTTCCAGCTCATTCATTCTATCGGAATCGGGGTCGTCGTCAAAAGACCCGAAGAAGGTATGGATCAATCGGTACCTGAGGATTGATCGTGAGTTCAACAAGGAACTCAATGAAGCACTTGTTCAAGCTGCCGAAGATGTTGAGCGGGAAGTTACTGAGCTCTTCGCCAAAGCCGGTGTGGGAGCCACTGTCCGCCGCGCTCAGCTCACAGGAGCTTCAGGAGTTATCACAAAAGTCCTCCATGCTCTATTTCTTTCCTCGGGAACACTCATTGGAACGTACCGAGCGAAAGCCGCGACCGAATCCGTCAAGGCCGCCAATGTCTGGGATGATGAGGTACTCAAAGCCCTCATACCGGACCCGGCGAAGCGTAAGGTCTTCAAGTCCAGTCTTGAGCTTACCGCATCACGCAATGTGGAGGCCATGGTCAAGCGAGTCACCGGTGACACGGTCACTCTGAGCCGGAGGGTCTACCGAAGTGAAGCGTTGGCTCGTGGGCAGATTGACCGTGTCATCAACTCCAGCTTGGCTAAAGGCGACAGTGCTGCTGAGCTCGCACGCAAGGCGAGAGCCTTTATCCACCCTTCTACTCCTGGTGGAGCTTCTTTCGCTGCTAAGCGTCTTGGCCGTACTGAGATCAATAATGCGTTTCATGCCCAAGCAATCGAAACCAACAAGAGCCGACCTTGGGTTAGTCAAATCCGATGGCACCTCAGTGGCAGTCACACACCACGACCTGGTGATCCATGCGAACGGTACTACCGACAGGGAGTATTCCCTGTGGGATCAACTCCAAAGAAGCCACACCCACAGTGCCTCTGTTATATCACTCCAGAAGTACCGCCAATCGAGGTGATCCTCCAGCAGTACGAATCGGGGATATACGACCAATGGTTGGCCGATAACAGGCTCGAACGTGACAGTAGGGTATTATCACCTGCGTAAAGGGATCAACGAACCGGAGGTTCACATGTACGGCTTGAAGCCACTGAAGGCGCTCTCGGAAGCCACTGCCATTCCATTCTGGTCGCTCAGCATCTATGGTGCGGAGGGCGAAGATGGTGGCGACGGTGGCGACGGCCAGGGCGGCGGCGATGACGGCGGCGACGACGATGGTGGTGATGACGGGGGTGACGAAGACAAGACCGACTTCTCGGCTATCAGCGACCCCAAGGAACGCCGCATCGCCGAGCTGAGCGACGAGGCTGCCAAGGCTCGCATCGCCAAGCGCGAGATGAAGAAGGAGCACACCGCCCAGATCAATGATCTCAACAAGCGGATCAAGGACCTGGAGAAGGCTGCCAAGGGCGGCGAGGGTGGCCCCGAGATCACCGACGAGATTCGGGCCGAGATCGAGCAGCCCCACGTCGAGAAGATCGGCCATCTGGAGAAGTTCGCCTACCGGCAGGCCATCGAGAATGCCATCCTCAAGGAGTCCGTGGCGGACGGGACCGCTCGCCGGGTTTGGTTCGACACCTCCGACGTGATCGCCAACCTCGACATGGATGCAATCGACTTCGACCTTGAATCAGGTAGTATCGACGGTATCGCGGACGAGCTGAACCGCATCGCCTCAGCCAAGCCCCATCTCGTGAAGGAGAAGGGCAAGGCCAAGAAGAAGGAAGATGATGGCCAGCAGAGCCGCAGGGGAGCTTCTGGGAGACAACCTGGCGGTGCCGGGGCCCAAATCCATGGTATGGATAAGTCACGAAGAGATGAACTGGGCGCCAAGTACCCGGTTCTGAATCGCCGCTAGTCCAAGAAAGGTAGTAGACTGTGAGCGCAGACTACGACAAGTACGAGCCGTACTCCAACGGCTTTCGTGCGATCCTCAACGCTGACTTCACGGATGACACCAAGTTCGGTGTCCCCCTGGGTGTTGGCCTGAACGCCAACGGTCTCCTCGTCGTCGGAGCCGGTCAGACCGGCATCGTGGGCGTGATGATCCTCGGCAAGAAGAAGAAGGCTGGCGCCGCAGTCGACACCATGACGTCCGGTGAGATCACCGGCTTCGCGGGAGTCGCTGGCACCAAGTACTTCGCTGATGCCTCCACCGGAGAGCTCAGCGCAACGGATGGCGCGGGCAAGACGTTCATCGGCTTCACCGCCGAGGCTGACCGTCTGATCGTTCGCACCGGCTCCAACTACAAGACCCCCACGGTCTGAGAGGAACCAGAACAATGAGCGCAATGAACATGTTGCTCCTGGCTCCCATCTATGGAGCTGAGCGTCGCAACGGTTACCTGACCGAAGCTGACATCGTCCGGACCACCATCGACGGCGTTGACCTCAACGCCCTGTGGCAGGACTTCCAGGACTCGGTGAACATCATCAACGAGCACCTGGGTCGACTCGTGGAGCTGCTGACCTTCCCGGTCACCAACCCCATCGAGACCGTCCCGCAGGTCGGCGCCACCGAGTTCGAGCTGGCTACCGAGTTCGGTATCCCTCGGTCGCGCAAGGTTGAGGTCGACTACTTCCACCTCGGCTACGACTTCGATGACTACGATGGTCGTATCGCATACACGTGGAAGTTCCTGCGTGATGCGGACGCCCGTCAGGTCGAGGCCGTCCACCAGAAGAACCTGGAGGCCGATGGTCGCCTGGTCTTCCGCAAGGTCATGGAAGCCATCTTCGACAACCGGAACCGTGAGGCGGACATTCGTGACCGCCCGTACACGGTCTACCCGTTGTACAACGGTGATGGCACCGTGCCGCCGAGCTACAAGGGCGTCACCTTCGACGGCAACCACTCGCACTACTTGGTCTCGGGCGCTGCGGCGATCGACTCCAAGGACGTCGAGGACATGTACGACCACATCGCCGAGCATGGCTATGGCATCGAGAATGGCACCACGTTCATCCTCTTCGTCAACAAGCAGCAGCTCAACGCGATCCGCACCTGGCGTCGCGGCGTGACCAACGCCAACGGTGCAGTGGCAACGTACGACTACATCCCGTCGCCCACTCGCCCGGCCATGTTCCTGCCCAACGCCGAGGGCCTGCTGGGCTCCCAGCCGCCTGCGGCATGGAATGGTCTGCCGGTGGACGGATCGTACGGTGACATCCTGATCATCGAAGAGCCGATGGTTCCGGCCAACTACCTCTTCATGTTCGGCACTGGCGGAGCTGGCAACCTCCAGAACGTCGTGGGCATCCGTGAGCACGAGGCCGAAGCCTACCGTGGCCTTCGCCTCATGCCGGGCAACCAGGCTCGGTACCCGCTCGTGGATTCGTACTACGGTCGGTCGTTTGGCACCGGTGTCCGCCAGCGTGCGGGCGCGGCCGTGATGCAGATCAAGGCCAGCGGCACGTACGACATTCCCAACCAGTACAAGCGTGGCACCGGCCTGACCGTGGGAGTCTGACATGAGTCGATTCATCGATGACAACAAGCCATTCACCGAGGAGGACATTGAGTACCTCCAGACTCGGCCGGATGGCGAGTACCGGATCAGCCTGAACCAGGCTCGGTTCGGTGACCTCTCGGACGAAGAGAAGTCGGAGGTGGCATCCCAGAAGGATGCTGACGACGAGTTCGACGCCCAGGAGGAAGCCCAGATCGAAGAGGCCATCGCCGAGTCGGAGCTGGACTTCGATGACGATGTGATCGCCAAGGTCGAACCGCTCTCCTACAATGAGCTTCGCCAAGCGGCGAAGAAGCACGACCTGGATGCCAGTGGCACCAAGGAAGAGCTTCAGGACCGCATGCTGGAGTTCTACCAGGAGCAGAAGGAAGCGTCGACCACCGTCCCGGTGATCAACGACTGACCTCCGCAAGGGCGATGGAGGGGAGGCTGGCAATGCTGGTCTCCCCTTCGTCGTACTTGAATCCGGATGAGGGGAACTCTCCCCTTCCCTACCCTTCAAAATACGCACCCGGCAGGATGAGGTGGCTCTGAATGGCGCTGATAGACGACGTTAAGGCGGCGCTCCCCGGCGATATGCCGAACTGGACCGACCAGTACATCGAAGAGCAGATCGCAGACGGCAAGACTCTGGCTGGAATGCTGGCTTCGGCGTGGCAGCAGAAGGCAACCAAGCTCTATGCGCTCGTGGATGTTGCCGAATCTGGCTCCAGCCGCAACATGTCTGGCGTGTACAAGAATGCCCTTGAGCTGGCTCGGTACTGGAAAGAGATCGCCGACAAGGAAGAGGATCGGGCCACCGTAGGCCGACCTCGTTCCCGAGTCCACAAGGCAGTCCGAGTATGACCGATCTCAACTTGGATCTGCTACGGCAGCAGACCGTTGACTTCATCAACACCGACCCGACTCCCATCACGCTCAAGACCACCACCATGTCCCGCTTGCCTGGCGGAGGGTACAAGAAACTTGGCGATATTGACCGTGAGCCGCAGATATTCAAGCTGATCTGGCAGGGCGGAGGAGGATCGGTCACATCGGATGATGGCGTGGACTCACAGTACGACATGATCTTGCTGGGGGTGCACGATGCTGAGATGGAGATTGGTGACTACTGGACGTATGAAGGCGTCAAGTACGTGATCCAAGAGTTCCTTCCCGGCAGTGGATACCAGCGCAAGGCCAAAGTCAAGGCGTTTGGAGCGAAGCCAATTGGGGGCTAAGTTCAAGTACAACGACGGAGAGATTCGTCGTGAGTCCAGGAATCTTGACCGCAAGTTGGAGAATGCTGTTGAGCTGATCATTGACGCCGGGGCAACCCGAGGCGAAGCCTACATGAAGAACAATGCCCCGTGGACCGACCGAACAGGTGCCGCCAGGTCTGGTCTTACGACCATGACGCACCACGAATCGGATCAGAGCACCGTGGTCTTTGCCCATGCGGTAGACTATGGTATATGGCTTGAGGTCAAGAATGACGGAGAGTACGAAGTGATCATGCCATCGGTGCTGCACACTGGCAAGGAAATCATGGATGACTTCCGAAATCTGTTCGAGAGGCTGTGATGATCGAGGCACTGTATGACCTCCTGGTCAACGATGGCGACCTGGCGGACGAGGGATTTGACGATGAGTCCATCTTCCCTAATTTCACCATCCACAATGAAGGCCCGATCACGAGTCCTCGTGACAAGATGTTCATCACTGTCAAGTACGGGGAGCAGGCAGTCCGCAGTAACGTGATGCGCCGTGGCCCAGAAGTGATCCAATTCAACGTGCATCGTCCGGTTGAACTCGGGCCAGATTACAGGGCCATTCGAGATGTTCTGGATATCATCATCGCCATCATGGCTGAGGCCGAGAACTTCACATTCCAGAAGTATCGAATAACCAATACCCGGTTCATGGGGCTTGGTGCAGACTTGCGCGATCCTGGGTTCAATACCTTTACCAAAGGTGTTGGATTCGAGATTCTTTCTCATCGCGTAGGGTAAGATAGTCCGTGAACGAGAGGATCAGAAAAGTGCCCCGAGCGAAGAGCAGCCAGAACCCAGTGGAGACCGACGAGTCCGCTGCCTCCATCGAGAACACCGAGGGCTTTGACGAGACTCTTCACAACGCCGACAATCTCGACGTTGAGAAGGTCATCAAGGCCAACAAGGGTGAACTCGATGAGGGCGAGCAGGGCGAGGTCGCCACTCGTAAGGTCGAGTTCGTCAAGTACGTTGGAAAGGCCACCCACCGGACCATCGAGTCCGGAACGTGGCCGACTGGAGTCAAGAATCAGGACCTGACCGCTGAGTGGGGGTTCTTCAATGGCTTCAAGATTCCGGCGGCGTCGTTCACCGACGATCAGCTCCACTACCTGCTGGAGGCAGTGGACCAGGAAGGCAAGCGCCTTGATCCTGGCTTCGAGCTGGTCGAGGAAGACGTGACGATCTCAGGTGCCTGATCTGAGGTGCGAGAATAAATTGCATGGGGTGGCCTTGCCCAATGGGCAAATCGAAGTCGCATGCAATTCTCGATACTGTGGTAAAGGCCCCGGTGTAACGGTGTTGCATCGGTTTGATCCAGAGAGTGGTGCTCTCCTGGAGACGAAACGATTCAAGACCCCAGGAAAGGGAACCCAATGACCAGTCCCATGCCGGTCGCTCTGCCGTATGGCATCCGTGATTGCAAGCTCACCCCCTACTCGGATTCGAGTGGAACCGTCCTCGGCAACACCTCCATCGACCTGCCCTACATGCAGACCTTCAGCTTCTCGGAGACCGAGGAGTTCCAGGAGCTGCGAGGCGATGACAAGGTCATCACCACTCGTGGCCAGGGTGCCCAGGTCGAATGGTCGCTGGAGTCGGGTGGCATCTCGCTGAAGGCGTGGGCCGTCTTCACTGGCGGAACCGTCACCGAGTCGGGCACCACTCCGAACCGCAAGGTCACCCTGCGGAAGCTCGCGACGGCCAACCGTCCGTACTTCCGCATCGAGGGCCAGGCCATCTCCGATTCGGGCGGCGACCTCCACGCCATCGTCTACCGTTGCCGTTGCAACGACACCATCGAGGGTGAGTTCGCCGATGGCGAGTTCTTCGTGACCTCGGTGTCCGGTCTGGGTCTGCCGCTGCTGGACAGCGACTTCGATCTCCTGTACGATTTCGTCCAGAACGAAACCCTTCAGGCGATCTCGTCCACCCCGGCTGCCAACCCGTTCGGACCGCCCAGCGGCCTGACCAACGGTGCGGTTACCGCCACCAGCGTCGTGCTCAACTGGGCCGAGGTTGCCGGTGCCACCGGCTACAAGGTCGAGAAGTCGAGCGATGGTGGCTCCACCTGGTCGAGCGCCGGTACCGATCCCGCGGACGGTTCGACCACCACGCTCACCGCGTCCACTCTCACCGCGTCGACGACCTACCTGTTCCGCATCTCCACCAAGAAGAACGGAACCACTTCGTCGCCGTCCGCTCCGATCAGCGTGACCACCCCGGCCACCTGATCCTGATCAACAGACAACGGTTTAGGAATCCAAGGAGATCCCAATGTCCAAGTACGAACCCACAGCCTGGGGACAGTCTGACGACCTGATTGACATTCCCCTGCCTTCGGGCCAGCTGTGCCAGGCGCGAACTCTGGAGATGGAAGATATCATCCGTCTCGGCCTGATCAACGATCTCGACACCTTCTCGTCTGCATTTGGCGACGACAACGAGGATCGAGATGGTATCGAGTTCCTCAAGTCGGTCACCGACAGCGGTGCCTTCGACAAGCTGACTCGTACTCTCAACATCGTCGTGGTGGACCGTGTGGTACAACCGAAGGTCTACGCCGTTCCTGACCAGAAGAAGGAGCGGAAGGCCGACCGAATCTACATCGACCAGATCAAGTTCACCGACAAGATGGCCATCTTCAGCGTGGTCTTCAAGGGTCTCGGTGATATGGGCGACTTTCGCGAAGAATCGGGAGATGGTGTGGGAGCTGTGGAATCGAAGCCAATCGTTGAGGGTGCGCCCCTCTGATCTAGTCGGCTTCACCGACTCCATCAAGCGATTCTACTTTGACCGAGGCGTCTGGCTATTTGGCACTAAGGTCGAAGCGGCACTCCAGCAAGCTGAGCAACAGGCACGGAAGAACAAAAAGAAAACATCTCAAGCAGCTGTGAACATGGCCCGGCAACAGGTATTGGACAAGATGCTTAAGATACCGGCTGAACGACGAGCCAAGAGGTTCAAGGACCCAGCCATCCAGTTTCAAGGTCCCGCAAGCGGGAAGTCCGGTGGACAAAAGATAGCCATGTCGGATAATCGCAACGAGATTGAACTGGGGGCGGGATTCCTTGGCTGACTATGATCTTGGTAGGGCGCATGGCGAGATCGTCATTGACCATGACGAGCGCGCCAACAAGGCCACCGAGCGCGCCCTACGGGAACTCCGCGATGACATTCGGGCACTTGATCGACAGATCAAGGACCTCAATGACACGATGCGTCGGCAGGCTGCCCATCTTCAAGCTTCCAGCCGTGCCGCTGATCATGCCTCTGCATCAACGAACCGGCTGACCGCTGCTCAACGGCGCAATGCCGTAGCCGCTCGGACCATGACAGCGGCGAACGTAACTCTGGGCAGGTCTCTTCGGAGTACTGGCAATCTTGCCACTGGAGCCGTACAAAGCCTGGCGGAGTTCGGTGCCAGCTATGTGGGAATCAAGAACGTTTCGTTCGCCGCCAAGGACATGGGCGAGAACATGGTCCGCCTTGGGGCTACGCTCAAGCGAGTCAGCTACCGTCTGGACCCGTACCTCAGTGCCGTTCAGAACGTCAACATCGGTCTGAAGTGGACCGCCATGCGGTCGGCCCAGGCATCGGCTGCACTTGCCAAGTTTGGTAATTCAGTTGGCATCGTCAGCCGTAACCTGCGAGACAGCTCAGCTGCATTCCGTGATAGCCAAAAGGCCGCATACGCCCATGCGGAAACCCTGTCCAACACGTACCGGAACATTCGGGTACTGGGCACGGAGATCCAGAACGAATACGTCAACATCGGTGCCCGGTTCGTCAAGAGCTTGGGACGGATGACCCTGACGGTCGGCGGACTCCGCAAGGCTCTGGCTGAGATGCCGCCTGCCATGAAGGCCATCTACAGCGCATCAATGGCAGTGGTTACCGTTGCCAATGCCCTGGACAACATTGCCACGAAGGTCAAGACTGTCGGTGCAGCTTTGGGCTCTCTGGCCAGCGCAGGTTTTGCCAAGGCCACGGATGCAGCCAAGGCTATGGTGGCCTCTACCACTGCCGCCGCAGCTTCCCTTGCCAACGTCACCAAGGGGTTCGTCGCCGCTCGGATCGCCGCTCTGAAGTACGCCGCAGGAGCGGCACAGGCTGCCGCTGCCAATCTGCTAATCTCCAATACTTCTCGACGTACGCGGCTCATCATGGCTCAGTGGGCGGGGGTTCTCACTAACAACGCCAAGGCCGCAACCAATTTCGTTCGTAGCACGAGCGGCTTCCAGGCCAGCGCTCGTGGTATCCGCCGAGTGGCCACCGCCTTCACCTTGTTTGGTGGATCAGTCGCAGGGGCCATGACCCGAGTCGGCGGGCTCAATGTTCTCCGAAACCTAACGGTCCCCTTGAGGGGGTTGGCCCGAAACTTCATTGAGACGAACGCTCATGTCCAGGCGTTCCGAAAGCGTCTCACTGACGCTGGAGTAAGCACCGCCCGCTTTGGTCGTACCCTCGGCGGCATGGGTGCAGGCGTCACGAAGATGGCCAGCGGCATGCTCACTGCTGTGAGCGGCGCGGCGATGCTTCGACGGGCACTCACCGGCTTCAAGCCGCTCATGAACAAGATCGTATTTGGCCTCCAGGCCATAGTCCTCGCTGCGGTAGCAGTCGGCGCAGCTGGCGGACTGATCATGGGGTTGGGCAATGCCCTCAAGCAGCTGTCTGGCATTGTTGGCATTCTGCCCGGTGCCATCTCTGCCGCTGCACTTGCCCTTGGGCCGCTGATCATCGGCTTCATGGGACTTGCCAAGGCCATTGGTGCGGGCACCAAGGAAGGCGAAGAGTTCACCAAGGCCATCGAGGGCATGTCGCCTGAGATGAAGAAGGTGGCCTTTGCGGTCAAGGATGTCAAGGGTGAGTGGAAAGAACTCAAGGAGATCACCACTGACACCATCTTCAAGGACTTCGATCAGGAAGTCCGAGGAATCACCAAGGATGTTCTGCCTTCTCTGAAGGTCGGCCTGAAGCAGGTCTCGGGTGGTCTCAATGATTTCATTCAGCAGATCACCAGCCACCTTCGTGAGCCGGAAACGATCCACAAACTCAACGCTGCCTTCACCGACACTGCGAACCTGACGACCAACCTTGGTCGAGCATTCGGTCCGTTGCTTGATGGCATGCGAGAGTTTGGCACCGAGGGTCTGTCCATCCTGGCTCGAATGAGTCGGTCGGCATCCAACATGACTTCGGTGTTCGCGGTATGGGCAAAGTCCATGACCGTGAAGGATGCCGAGACTGGAATGAGTCGACTGGACGCTATTGTCCAGCGAAGCATTCGGGGTTGGGGTCAGCTTGGCTCTATCGTCAAGGACGCCTTTGGCATTGTGGGAGACTTCTTCCATGCCATTGGTCGGTCCGGAACCAACGCTCTTGATCGTTGGGCTCGTAGCATTTCTGATGTTCGCCAGAGCCTCCAAGAGATGTACGCCGATGGCGGAATCAAGACGATGACCGCCGCATTCACGACGCTTGCTGGACACATGCAGCAGGCTCTGAAGATCGTGGTTGATGGCTTCCGTGACCTTGGCGAAAGCATTGGTCCGGAGCTTGCCAATATTACTCAGGCGTTCTCCGTAGGCTTCGTCAATGGCGTTCGCAAGGCCGTAGAAATCATTGGCTCCTTCATCAAGCTGGTCGCCAATATCCCTGGCATTGATTCGATCATCGGTATCGCTGCCAGCATGGTGACTCTGTTCAAGGCCACCCAGTTGGTCTTTGGCATGTTCTCCAAGCTCGTGGCCATTCTGGTCGCCCCGATCATGCTGTTCAAGGGTCTCACGAGTTCCATCGTCGGCTACATTGCAGCAGTCAAGGCAGGAACCACTGGCACCGCATTCATGGCTCGTGCCTTGGACCGCCTGAAGATTTCCGCAGTTGGTGCCCAGACTGCACTCGGCGCAATTGGTGCAGCCCTCGGTGTCGCCTTGGTGGCATTTGCCAGCTGGGCATACTTCTCTGAGAAGAGTCGCCAGAAGAATGCTGAGGTTGAGGCCAGCATCAAGAAGACCACGGAAGGTCTACATGACTTCCGTGATGCGGTATACGAGGCCAATGGCGCCATCGACACCAAGGCAATGGATGCGCTCGCCGTGTCCATTGAGGGCATGTACGAGCAGCTCACCCAGAAGGCGAACTCTGACGCCACTGGCATCAAGGAGTTTGCTCGACAGGTTGACAACATCAGCCAAGTCGTTACCTTTGGTATGGCTGGTCGAGATGACCACGAGAAGGAAGCCAACCAAATTGACGATGTGGCTCGGGCTGCTGAGAGGGGCAAGCAGAAGCTTGACTCTTATGGCATGTCCATGGCCGACATTGGCAGGGTTGCCTCTGGCTCCGAGGCCGACTTCCTGGCCTTCCGCCAGAACTTCGTCAACATGGGCAAGGATGGTGCCGATGTTGTTCAGCTGCTAGACAATGCTCGGGCCAAGGTTACAGCTGTCACTGACGCCGCGAAGGCCATGGGGCCAAGTGCACTTAACATCTCCAATGGCCTGCGGAAGATGGGCGAAGAGGGAGCGTCCACCACCGACAAGCTTGAAGGTCTCAAGCAGGTCTTGCAGGGGCTTGGCCTGATCCAGACGTCTGCCGAACAGCAGATGTTCGAGTACCAGGAAGAGCTGAAGAAGCTCGGCGATACGAGCCAGTACGTCGTTGACCAGAATGCCAAGCTTGGCAAGGCGATGACCGATGTCAACGGCAAGCTGGACCCGCGCAACTCGAATGCCCAAGAGCTCAACAAGGTTCTCCAGGGAATCTCTGACAAGTTCCTGGCGAATGCGGCAGCAGGCAATGATGCTGGCCAGATGTACAAGGACCTCCTGCCCCAGATTCGCAAGGTTGGAGAAGCCTACGGATTCCAGGGCGACGAGATTCTTGAGGTTATCAAGAACTACGGTATCGTTCCTGCCGAGGTTAGCACCATCATGGCTCTGGTCGGTGCTGATTCGATTGAGCGGGACATTGCTGGTCTGCTCTTGCAGATTGATCAGCTCACCAACAAGCCGAAGACAATCAGCATCGAAAGCCAGGCGGCAGTTGATCAGCTGAAGGCCCTCGGAGTCGCGGTCGGCAACTTCAACGCAGAGACCAAGACTGCGGAAGTCTCGCTCAAGCCCGGCCAAAATGCCGAGCAGGTGGCAGCGAGCCTCACCGCCTGGCTTAGCCAGAATGTCGAGGTTGACCCGAAGCTCAAGCCTGGCTTCCAGCAGAACCTCAAGAAGGAGCTGTCAGGCCAGCCTCCTGTTGAGGTGCCGGTCAAGCCAGGTGTTGCTAGGCAGGAGCGCATACCAGCTAACGCAGGCGCTGGTGGGGCATCCACCCCGACCCCGACTCCGCAGGCACCTTCAAACCCTCTTCAGCCAGTAGAGCAAAGTGCCAAGGAGGCCGAATCTGGGGTAAACAACCTCAAGAAGGCCATGGATGGCCTCAAGGACGTTGTTGTCACCGTCAAGGTCTTCGGAACCAACGAGGCCGCAGTTGGCGCTGAGCGACTCCGTACCGCATTGGATGCGGTTCGTGAGAAGGTCGTCAATGTCAAGGTCTATGGCACGAACGAGGCTGCTGGGCCTGCCGAGCGACTGCGGGCTGCCCTCGATGCCATCAAGGATGTAACGGCCACGGTCACGATTGAGGGCCTGGACGCGATGAACGAAGCGATGCTTCGTACCATCGAACTCCTGGATGCAATCGGGAACTCTGCCGAGAAGGCGGCGACCAAGGTATCTGAATCCTTCAGATCCATGAAGACCGCAGCTGAAGAGTTCAAGACTCTCGTGGCTACGATCAACGCCCAGCTGGTTACTCTTGCCAACTCGGGCTTCACTCGTGGACAGACTCTGGGCCAGGGCTTTGCCAATGGTATCCTGAGCAAGGTTGATGCTGTCCACGAAGCGGCGACTGAACTCGCTAAGGCGGCGGCCAAGCCACTTCCGAGCTCACCGGCTAAGACTGGCCCGTTCTCTGGTCGAGGATGGACCCCTTACCGAGGCAAGGCACTAGCCAAGGGATTCGCCGATGGCATCGCGGCAGGCACTGGCAGTGTCCAGTCTGTTTCGCTTGACCTGGCGCGAGCAGTGGCCTCAGCGATTGACGAGATAAACGTTGCATGGAGCGGTGTCGACACCAACTTCGATGCCAACCGTGACATTCCTGGTGCCAAGAAGTACTACCGTGATCCGGAAATCTCAAAGGCCGAACTGGAGAAGGCACGACGGGAGCGGGCCGAGGAAGAAGCTCAGCAGGCCAAGGATGACGCATACCGTGCCTCCAAGAAGGCAGGCGAAGACCTGCCTGAGCAGGAGTCCAAGGTCAAGGATGCCGAGCAGAAGGTCCGTGACGCTGAGAAGGAACTCAAGGAGGCCAAGGACGCCGAAGATACCAAGCGGGCCAAGGACCGGCTTGCCGAGGCTCAGGTTGACCTCAAGGAGCAGCGAGACGAGCTGAAGCGAATCAAGGATCAGGCAGCCAGCAACCCTGGCGCCGCGGCATCTGGTGCAGCAGGGGCAGGAACCAAGGGTGGCCTACGGCCCAACCCGAACCGGACCGATTACATCGCGGCGATGACCGACATTGCCAGCCGGTTCAACCTCCAGATGACTTCGGGCATGCGGGATGAGCCGGGTAGCTACCATAGCACTGGAACCGCTGCCGACTTCTCGAATGGCTCTGGCAATACCGATGAGATGCTGGCATTCGCCAACTTCATCAATGACAACTTCAAGCCGTGGACCAAGGAGCTAATCTACCAAGACCCGCGCTTCTCGGGCAAGCAAATTGGCGACGGCAAGAACGTTCCAGACAGCTACTATGCTGATGCCGGTGACCATACCAACCACGTTCACTGGGCGGTCAGCGAGGCCCCTGAATGGACCGGCGCAATTGGCAAGGCCGTCACGGACTCCATCAACGAGGGCGCATCTGATGGTGCTCGAAAGGCTGAGCCTGGAGTAGCCAAGTCGATGGAAGGGGCGATGACCGTCCCGCTCCGTCGTAATCCAGACGGAACTTATTCGTCGACCGACCCCGCTTGGGATCACCTGATCCAGCGCGAGTCTGGCGGCAATCCGAAGATCATCCAGGGTGTCCAGGATGCCAATAGCGGTGGCAACGAGGCCGAAGGTCTCTTCCAGATTGCCCGTGGCACTTGGTCGGGTGCAGGTGGCAAGGAGTTCGCCGAGACTGCTGGACAGGCTACGGCTGAGCAGCAGGCGATCATCGCCGCTCGCATCTTCCAGAAGTCCGGCGGTTCCCCCTGGGGCGCTGGCATGCCTGGTCGCGAGTCTGAAGAGGAGCTTCGGGCGGGTCTCGTGCGGTCGGGAGCGGCCCCGCAGTCGAGCGGTACCTACGGGAGCGCAACTGAAGACACGGCAGCGCAGCAGCTAGAGGCTCTTCGGGCTCAGAATCAGACGCTTGATCAGACGATCAAGACTCTCCAGAATCCGGACTCTACTGACGAGCAAATCATCGGTGGCCTTCAGGACCTGGATTCTACGATCAAGAACACCGAAGACCCTGACATCCGCGAGCAGCTGGAACAAATTCGTGACAACACGATGACGGACCGGGGCATCAAGGAATACGACCCTGAAGAGGGTAAGTCAGAGGACCCGATTGGCGACACCATCGGCATCGCCCAGAATGTTCTTGGCATCTACAATGCCATGTCATCGGGCCTCCAGAATGCTGGCCAGCTGTTCGAGATGATGGTCCGAGGTATCGAGAATACCAAGGACATCAACGACATGGTTGATGGTGTGCAGTCGATTGTCTCGACCATCACAGGTATCGTTGATACCGTGGTCTCCGTGGCAGGTACCGTGGCCAGCCTCGCAGCGTTGGCGGGTGCGGCAGTCCCCGGTGTGGGCCAGGCTCTGGCAGCCGTATCAGCTGTGACCGGCGGCATTGGACAGGTCCAGTCGGTCGTTGACTTGATCCAGGATGCATTCTCCATCGTGGGTCGTTGGGTTGGCTCGGCACTCAGTTGGCTCGTCGGCGGTGGGCAGGGGCCGCTCAAGGGTGACGTCAAGGCTCTCCTCGACACCAACAACCAGACGCTTAAGTTCTGGTCCAGCGACAATGCCCTCAACAAGAGTTCGTTCAACCTGGATCCGTTCAACATGTTCCAAGATCGCGAAACGGGAATGACCACGAACCAGTACAACATCTACGCCAACCCGAACGCTCCCGCCAGTGAGATCGTCAATGAGTTGGGCTACGCAATGAGGGTCAACGGAACAGGAGCGTACCAGGAATGACTCGCCTACAGGAGGGCCAGTACAAGCTTGGTGATCTGGTGTTCGGGGCAGGAACTCCGATTCAGATCACCAAGTTCGAGCCCCAAGGCTTTGATGCTAACGTCAATGACCTGCCCAAGGAGCAGGTTGACGAGGTATCATTTGGCTTCGACTCGTACTCGCCGAAGCCCGTGGCCATTGAGGGCGGCATACTCAACCAGTTCGACGTGTTCCGTGGACCGGGCCACCTCCTGCCTGGCGGAATCTCCGGCCAAGACCTCCAGGAGATGTTCTTCAAGGAGTGGCGAGCCGACGAAGTTCGTCGCGTATGGAATGCAATGAAGCCATTGCACTACAAGAAGGGTGGTCCGCAGAAGATTCTGTTTGGCCGCCCTCGGAAGATCAACATGATCCCGGCTCGCCGTGGCGCTGACTTCATTCCATTCGTTGCAGAGTACATGCCAGCTGACGTTCTGGCCTATTCATACGAGGAGCATTCGACACCTGAGGTCTCCCCGACGACTGCCGGGACTAAGCCGTACTCTCTCACCCGCTTCGAGGGCACGGCAGACGCCTGGTTCAGGGCCGTCATTACCGGCCCCGCGAATCAGCCGACGATTGAGTTCGGCAACTGGATGGTCAAGGTTGACCACAACTTGGGCGCTGGCAAGCTCATGGAGATCAGCGCCCAGCCTTGGCTGCGTCGAGTGATCAATTCTGATTCGCTGAACCTGTCTGCTAAGCTAATAGGTGATTCGGCGTACTTGAATGAGATGAAGATTCCCCCGAAGGCTACAACCAACTGGGGATTCTCCTGCACTGGTTCAACAAGCGCCACCAAGTGTTTCCTCACTTGGCGAGATGCGTACGTCTCATACTGAGTCCAAGGAGACCGAATGAGATTGATTGTGGAGCATGCTACCACGCGGGAGATACTCACGCGTGACCTTGACGTGGCCGAGGCCAACTTCAGCAAGATGCTATCCGGACCTTGCCAAATCCAGGCGAAGATTCCGTGGAAGGGCCTGAACAACGACTTCATCAAGTTCAAGCCGTATGGGCACTTGATCCATGTCGAAGAAACCATCAATGGTACCCGCAAGATTCTTGGCAGTGGCATTGTGCAGCCATCCGAAGTCGATGACCAGACTGGCGATCTCGATCTCGTGGCAGAGGGGTTCAGCAATTACCCCAAGGGCATTCCGTGGTTGCAGAACTGGAACCCCATTACGGTGGACCCGTTCGAGATATTTCACAAGGCTTGGCAGCATATCCAGAGCTACCCGACTGGTAATTTGAACGTCACCATCACGCCAGAGTCCTCTGGAACCTACATGCTGCCAGGCTTTAGCTTTGATGGCTCTGAATTCATCCTGGACTTCTTCGCATTCTTCCTGCGCTCCGCTGACATGCGGGACATTGCCGAGACGCTCAATGCCTTGGCCCGCGATATTCCATTCGACTACCTTGAGAGGTCGCAGTGGAACTCCAATCGTACTCAGATCGACAAGAGCATCCTGTTGGGCTACCCGAACTTCGGCGTCCATCAGGAGGCTATGGTCTTTCGATTCGGAGAGAACGCGCTGGCGGGCAAGCCAAAGCCAGAGGCCGAGATCGAGTGGTCCAGCGAGATCATTATCAAGGGCTGGTTCCCTGGAAAGGTCTACAGCTCAGACTTCAAGAACGACGACAGTGACCGCCTTCGTCGAGTGATCAAGGAAGAAGATGCCCAGATCAACTCGAAGGAACGAGCCAAGGCTTGGGCCAAGCGCAAACTGACTCGCCGCCAGGTGCCGGACTACTGGGAAGAGTTGACCGTCGATGCCAACCACCCGAATGCTCCGTTTGGCCAGTGGGACCTGGGGGACGAGATCAAGGTTGAGGGAATCATGCCGTGGGTTGGCAAGGTCTCCGCTCCTCACCGGATCATCGGCTATACCTGGGATGGCAGTGGTACCTCCACGCTTCGCATGAAGCACGAGGGCGCGTTCAACTATGATCCCGTCGAGTACGAAAGCTGACCATGGGCTGGAACGATTACGAGTCAAAGCAGGTTCGGGCACTTCGTGGCATCTCCACTCGCTCTGAGAAGCCCAACAAAGACCTTGAGACGAACATCCGCAACCTGAACAACTCGGTGCGGTACATGTCTTCGATGATGGGGATCATGCAGGAGGGCATCGACGATGCCAACCGTGACATCCTCCAGCAGTTCAGTGACGCGATCCAAGACCTGATGATCATCTTCAACATCGGTGGAGGTGGCGATACCCTCAATCTCGACTGGGGCGACATCGGTGTGGTGCTGGAGAACATCTCGTCCATCCTGCGCTTTGACTTCTTGAACCTTCCCGACTTCGATTTGCTGGGCTGGGCACAGGACGTTTGGGACGACACCTTTGGCAACCTGGACATTATGAATTTTGAGCGTCTCAAAGAGGCGTTCAACGGCGAGTATGTCGGCCCAGACATTGCCCTCAACATTATCCAGAATGTCATCCGAACGATCAAGCGCCTGGCAAGCAGCATCATTGCCCCGTGGCGACTTCCGCAGATCAACGTCAGCTCGATCACGAATGAACCTGGCCCCAACTTGCTATCGAGCTTCGGCGGCTTCAACGCTGCCGAGGACATAGCTGGTGATGGCATCTGGATCTTCGACCCTGATGTGGGCAAGACCTCCCTTGGATCGGCCCGTACCGATGCGAATGGAACTCTAAAGGTTCTGTCGTCAGAGGCCATCGCTGTTTCCGCTGGGCAGACACTCCAACTTGGCGGATGGGTCAAGTGGCAGGGTGCCGTGGCAACAGGTTCTGCCTTCAGTATCTTGGTGGTGCCGTACATTGGCAGTCTTGCCCAGACCCCGGTTCAGATCAGCACTCTGAACAGTCCAGCGGCCAACGGCGAGAATACGTTCCCGATGACCGACTGGACTGTTCCTGCCAGCGTTGACGCGGTCCGCGTTCGTGTGACCGTGGAGGCTTCTGTCACATCGGGAACCGTGTGGTGGGATGATCTGGTTCTTCGTAAGGCTGGATCCACACTTCCCCAGAGCTTCATTGGTGGCCTTGGGCAGCGGTTGCAGGACCTCGATGACAATGATACTGGGCTCGATGATGCCATCGGTAAGTTGGCTGGCAATATCAACAATGCGGTCAATGCAACCATCGAAGACGTTGGCGAAGGCGTCGGTGACATCCTCGAAGCCTTCAATACCATCTTCAACCTGAATCGTCAGTCAAAGGCTGCAGAGGCTGCTGCCCTCGAAGCCAAGCAGATTCTCGCCGCGATGAACAATCAGGAAGACACCGGCGGCGACGGCATGGCCTGGTCGACAGACTTTACCGACCCCAACGGCACTCCACTCAACCCTGCTGATTGGCAGAACGTAAGCAATATCCTGCATCGACAGAACGGCGCGGGCGTGCCGGATTCGGGTGGAACATTCACCGCCTGGGCTGTGACTACTCGCAGTACGAACACGGATTCACAGAAGTGTTCGTTCATTATTTCGAGAATACACGGACAGAGCGCATACTCGGGAGCGCTTGTTAGGTCCAACTCTGATCGCTCTAGCTACGTAAGATGCTTCGCCAATGAGGATGGAGACCTACAACTTAGCCGACTCAGTCCTGCAGGTAGCTCTACCTTCCTGAGCGTCAACCACGCTGCTGGGTTTAAGGTTGGTGACCAGATTGAGATTAGGTGTAATGGAACTTTCTATTACATCTACAAGAACGGCAATCAGATTTACTCGTACAACGACGTGGAAGCTACGGCGGTCGTTGGAGCTTCCAACCGATGCTGCGGTATGCTTATGCAGAGGACTGGTAATGTTCTTTACTACTACGAGTCGCCTCGGTTTGCTTCGTTCTACATGTCGGACTGGTACATCCCTCCAGGTGGGCCGGTCAACGTCTTCTGGCAGGGCACTCTGATCCAGTACAACTCGCTGACCACAAAGCTTGACAACGCAGTCTACTTCATACTCCCGGCGACGTAGCCATGGCAGCTCCAATCGAGGCGGGCTCTCGAACTACGACGGGTAGCTATACACTTCCGGTTCCAAGCTGGTCAGACGTGATGGACTTTGTCATAGTCAGTGGTGGACGAAAGGGGTCCGATGGCACGCCCTATGTGAGCGGCAGTAGGGGCGACAACGGTGATGTACTGTTCGGTTCAGTGAAGGTGAGGCCTGGTTTATCTCTAGTCTGCTTCGTTGGCGGGAGCGACCAGGCCACGACAATTAACTTTGTGTCAGCTACCATGAACGCCGACAGTGGTCCAGAGAAGAGTAGCAACACAGTCACGCTAACCGGAGCGCTAGAGGGCGACCCAGCTGTTCCAACAACCTGGGCAGTCGACATAGGTACGCGCGGCAATGGTGGAGCTGGTGGAGCAAAGGGAGACTTCACTACAACGCCAAGCACACCTGGTGAGCCGGGCTCTCCGGGAACCGGCGGCGGAATCTTTTGGAGATTCCGGCAAGCAGCACAGGTTCCTCGACTTGGCTTAATTCGGGCGCAGGATGTGAAGATACAGAACAAACAGGTCCAGGCCATCTATGTCGGCACCAAGAAGGTTTGGGATAAGTCACTCAACTAGGAGGCACCAATGACAGATATAACTTTCACTCACCCCGACGCACCTGGCGTGACCTTCACGCTCAGTTCATCGGGAACCGGCGCAGACATGTTCACGCTACGCGCCCACAGCGATGACATGCAAGATGAGCTTGGCAACCCCAAGCTCCTGACCGAGGTAGGATTCCCCAGGCCATGAGTGGCTGGTCTCCAGAAGGACCCCCAGTAGAAAGTGGTGGGGCACTGTGGTCATCGGGAGATGGCCCGCCCACTATTGCCTGGGGCTCCTTCTGGGGTAACGTTCCGGTCTTGACCGGGGTCGGATCGGCACTGGCCCAGGACAAGGCAGCTTTGAAGTACAAGGCCAACGTCCTGTCCAGTGCCCAGGCCGATGATGAACTGTACGTGGGGCTTGATCCCATGCAGGACTTCGAGGTTAGGATCAAGCCTCGGGAGAATGCCGGGGGCAATGATCGACTCGGCATGTCGATTGACGCGATCCTGCGGGAATCAGCCGGGGCCGTCGACCTTTCCCGGCTCGGCCTGAAGGGTAGAGACAACGGGGCAGGCTCCGACTTCGGCCTCAATAAGCCGAAAGTACCTGGCCGTGATGGTGGCGCAGCAGATGGTCTCTCGCTGGTCAACCTAGCATCTTCAGCCCGCGAATCTGGCGGAGGGGAGGACCTGGCCAGCAATAGATTCACACCAGTGTCACCACTATCTTCAGTTTACAGTACTGTTGGCACATTCTCATACACCATCCCGGTATGGAGCAGTGCCATTGAAATCATCTGCCTTGGCGGAGGATCAGGCGGTAATGGTGGTGGTAGCTTTGCTGGCGACGGCGGCAAGGCGTCAACTTGGGCCTGGGGTACATTCGTGCGGGGAGTCCATATTCCGTGGACTGAAATTAACCTGACGGTTGTAGTCGGCGCGGGCGGGAATGGCGGCGGAGCGTTCGGCGGCACGGGTGGAAATGGATCACCCAGCTACGTCCAACGATCTGGGAATGATATTCTTCGTTCTCACGGGGCTGTCGCAGTCGGCGGAACCGGCATTAACCGAACTGGTGACGCTGTATCACCAGCTACGTTAGAGCTGGGTGGTGTGACGTACAATGGTGGTGCAGCTTCAACGACCGACACCGCCAGCGTGCCTGGTTCGGGTGGTCGTGGTGGGGGCAGCCTCCAGTCCGGTACGGCCGGTGGTCGGGGGCAAGTTTGGGTAAGAGCAATCCAGTATTAAGATGAGAGGCAATTGAAATGGCAGCAACATATCAGGACGCCCACCTTCTCGCGGCGACGAATGCGATCACGGCCCTGGGGAACAGGATCGGTCTGTACGTCGGTGACACTCGGGTTGGCACGGTCTACGCCGACACCTCGTGGGGAGCAGCGGCGAAGGTGAACGAAGACGGGTTCACCTGGGGCAAGTCCATTGGCTCAGCGGCAACGATCACCGTGCCTGGTGGTACCTTGTCGAACGGAGCGGTGATCGACCGCTATGGAATCCTCAATGGTACCACGCTACTTCGTACCGAGGCGCTACCCGTGGCCCTGACCATCAACGACGCAAGCCAGGAGTTCAGCGTGGACGTCACGCCGATCTTCCGATACCGAGGAGTGTAACAATGATTAACCCAATGGAGACTGAGGCCGAGAAGGACGTTTACATCGCTGTTCTGGAGCGACAGCTCCTGGGCGCGACGATGGACAGCCTGCGCCTTGCCGCACTCGTGGAGATCAAGGACGCTGACTCCAGCGTTCACGATGATGAGCTTCTGGATTGGGCAAAGAAGCGGGCTGAAGAACGGCTGGGCGGGTATCGGAATGACGTGAAGAAGATGGCGCAACGGTCATTCTGACTGAACGGGTATACTAGGGGGTATACTCGGGAGGTAATAATGGGTGATGTCGTCTGGCTCGAAAAGGCTTTCAGGAATGCTGGCCTACCGATTGAAGTATTCCCTGGCGCGTATCAACGCGGCCACGGGGACCTGATCGGTGACAAGCCGTTCATGCACCACACTGGAAGTTTCAATGAGACGGCCAACGGCATCGCCAACCACCCAAGCCTCGGGCTGTGCAGCCAGCTGTTCCTCAAGAAGGGCAAGTTCACCCTATGCGGGGTCGGGGTCGCCTACCATGCCGGAATGGGAAGTGGCTTCGGTCTCCCCACCAACAACGGCAACTGGCACTCCATCGGGATCGAGGCCGCCCACGATGGCAAAGCCAAGTGGGACACCTACCACCTGAACAACTACCTTGAGGGCATCCGGGTCATCAACCGGCACCGGGGCAAGCCGCTCAACGACGTGGTGGCACACAAGGAGTACGGGGCCATCCAGGGCAAGTGGGACCCAGGCAACCTCGACATGAAGTGGGTCCGCCAGGTTCTGCTGGAAGAGAAGAAGCCAGCCCAGGCCGTGGTCATCAACATGATCGAGCTGGAGGCCAAGGAGAACCCTTGGGTCGGCAAGCGTCTGGCCAAGCCCGGTGCCGAGGGCGAGATGAAGGTCGGCCACAGGCTCCAGGGGCGTCTGGTGGAATACGAGAACGCCCACATCTACTTCCACCCATCTTGCGGAGCCCATGCCATCCCTCATGGTGGGCTGTTCGAGGCTTACGCCAACTTTGGTTTCGAGAAGGGTCCGCTGGGATACCCCGTCCGAGACTTCACCAAGCTACCTGAGGGTGCCGTCATGGCATTCCAGGGTGCCGTCCTTTACAAGAAGGATGGCAAGGATGCCCAGTACGTCAAGGGCGTCATTGGGCAGCGCTGGGCCAAGGAGGGTTACGAGAAGGGGCCGCTGGGTTGGGCCACCTCTCTCGAAATCCCGAATGGCACTGGCGGAGTTATCCAGTACTTTGAGAATGGCTCTCTGGAATGGGACCCGAGCGGTGCGGTCGAGAAGATTGGCCAGTTCGCAGTTCGAGACCTGTCCATCGTCAACGAGAAGACTGGCCTGCCGTTGGCTGTAGACGCAGTCAACTTGTCCACCGCAGCATAGGAGTTTTGGAATGGCTGACACCGTACTTGAAGAGGAAGCCACCTGGGGGGACCGTGTTGGTCAGTACTCCAAGGCCATCGTGGCAACCGTGACCCCCGCAGTGTTCCTTGGTGGAGCATTGGCGCTCGTCCTTCCGGCAGAACAGGCGGCGTCCATCACCGCCGCTGTTGCCAGTGTGACGGGATTCCTGACCTGGCTGGCTGGGAATACTGAGATTCTCAAGCGCCAGGCAGACGAGGCCGAAGAGGCCATCGAAGACGCCATCGGTCGCGAAATCTGATGTTGGCCGTCGCCCTGGCTGAAGAGCTGGGCGGGGGCTTTACGTGGTCTGATCTATCAGCGGGTGCATTGGTGGCGATCATCGTCATGCTCATCTTGCTGGGCAGATTGGTGCCAAAGTCTTCGCTGATCAAGGCCGAGAAGGAAGCCGAGTACTGGCGCGAAGCTGCGATGAAGGCTTTGAACCAGAACACGGAATTGATCAACGCAGCTCGATCTGGAACCCAGGTGGCAGCATACGTGCAGCAACTGGCGGAAGGGGCTGATTCCTAATGCACTGGTGGCCATGGGGGAGGGGCACTACTCGGGACGCTGAGGCCGGAGCCAGGGAAGCTCAAAGCCATATCAGCAGACTAGATGGCCAAGAAGGTGAAGTGAAGCGGCTGGCAGAACTGGGTCGTAACCAGCAGCTTCATAATCACTTTGGCGAGGGAATTGAGCGTGCCATGAAACGGAGGTATGCGTGAAACAGGCTGCCATCAGCGCCTCAGCAACGACGGCAGTTGGCTCTTGTATTTATCTGGGAGTAGTGTATGGCCTGGGAGCCGATCCTGTATTTGCAGCCAACATTCTGCTGACCCTAATGTGCGGGTTCTCTTGGGTCTTTACTTTCTTGTATGGATTCAGATCACAATGGAACCTGACGGGGGCTGGGCGCACTCTCATGTACCTTTCCTTGTCATTCTCACTAGTCTTAACGCAGACCATGGCGTCCGTTTGGTCTCATTCGGAGTATCCCGCCAGGGGAATCGTCAGATTCATAGTCTACTTTGTCTTGGCCGCAGCCCTGCTCAATATGGTGCGCCGTGTCTTGATTGAGCAGGCTCTGGACGAGCAAGACAGGAACAACTTCAACTAAATATCGCACCAAGCGGGAGCCCGCTGGGGTATGGGAAACAATCCCACCCTGGTGGGTTTCCCCCTTTATATTGCGCGCCCGTCAAGGGAAACAAGGAGGGAGAATCCCTCCCTGATGGGTAGGGTTTCCCTTCCCATCTTTGATCGCCCGCAGGGCTTGGTGCGCGGCGGCGGTGGTAAAGGGGAATCGGGCATCGAACGTACGTTCGGATTACCCGGATCGTTCCCTACGCGTATAGAGTCGGAATCGACCGAGGGCAGACGACCCCCGGCACGAAACCGATAGGACCCCGAAATGCAGAACTACTCCGCCGACGTTATCCGCGCCGCGATTGCCGACCTACCCGCCGACGATACGGTCGTCGCTGCGCAGCGAAAGGCCGCAAACCTGCCGAACGTTGCCCCGTCCGAGGTGCACGAGCTGCACGCCGCCGCGTACTCGGCACTTACCGGGATCGACGTCGATCCGAAGGTAGTGCAGATCGTCCTATCGCTGCACGGTGCCGTGCAGCGGTCGCAGCTTAACCGGGACCGCTCGCAGTACCGGGGTCGCACGGTCGCGTCTCTCCGAAAGGGTGCCGAGACGCTAGCCGAGAACCTTTCGACGGTTCCGGCAGAACTGCCGGGTGCAATCGCAGCTCGCAACGCGGCCCCGGCCCCGGCCCCGGCCCCGGCCCCGACGAGCAAGGCACGCCGCAAGGCACCGGCCCCGAAGTAGGGCAGGACGGCCCCGACTCTTCGGAGTCGGGGCCGCTTCACTATCGCGCGGCTGCGCACACCAAAAAAAATAATTCGGGGGAGAACCCAAAAAGGGTAGAAAGTTCTCCCACTGCGGGAAGGTACACCAAAATGCACGCGAAAGTCGAAATCGTTTCCATCGAAGAAGTTTCGGGCGTTTCACCAGACGTTCGATGCGAGTCCATCGGTTGCGGGCGGCATGCGACCAAAGACGTAATCCTTCTTCTGAACGGGGAGCCGGAATGCGGCTCCACCGCCTGCGACCTGCACGCGGACTCCATCGCCGAGGAGCTGCGCAATGCCTAAGATCCACAGGGGCTCGCACGCACCATACGAGGCAGTCGTCGGCATCGTTGGACACGGACTCGGCAAGCTCCACTACGCCTACCGCGACCAGTGCTACGGAGGCGAGGAACTCCAATTTCGGGTCCGCACTGCGAGGCATCGGTACTCTCCACTCGGAGACGGAAGTGCAAACTCTGAACTGCGGAAGCTAGGCATTACCGGACCAAAGCGCCCGGCGTGCCCGACCTGCTGGACCGAGGTCTCGATTACCAACGATTGCGAGTGCAGCGATGCACTCCAGAAAGTAAGGGCGTAACTCCAATGCAAAACCATCCCGCTGATAAGCTTACCGACGGGTTCGCATGGACCCCGGCAGTGAAGGACTTCTGTACCGTCGACGCAACTCCAATCGACGACGGATGTGGAAAGAAGGCGACCGTAACCCACACGTGTCCAGACGGGGCCGTCTCCTTCTGGTGCTACGACCACGCGCTCGAAGAAATCGCAAACCCGTCCAGCTGATGCGTTGCGTATCCACTTTCGACCAGATAGGTCGAAAGTGGGTGCGGAGTCCATTAAGCTAGCGATCGGCTTACTCCACGACGAAAGGCATACCATGAAGTTCACTCGACTCACCGGCAGCGATGGTCTCACGCATTTCTGCGACCACGAGCACGCCCCGTCTTACCACTGCGGACGGGAGGCGAACCACGAGGTGCGGCACTTCGAGTCGGACCACGACGGAGACTTCCAGTGGTGCGAGTACCGCTGCCCGCTCCATGCCGTCGAGGCATTCCAGCCGGGGGCCGAAGGTACCATTGAGAAGCTCGACGACGGAGAGACCATTTACGTCCAGTCGTTCGTCGCCTATGGATGGCGGAGGGACTGGGGCTACGTGGTGTGGCGTGGAGATTCTCGCGAAGGCGGATGGGTTGCCGTGAAGGACCCGATGGACCTCGATACTGCCGTGGACCTCCTCGGAGGCATCGAACGCCTCATGGGAGTCTAGGCTACCAAGCCGGGTGCTCGAACTTTCCATAAGAAAGTTCGAGCACCCTATTGGAAGTCTAGCGCAGAGCGCGCTATCCACTAAGAAAGGAAAACCAATGAGCAACCAAATGCCGATGCCCTACGAGGGTGATCTGAGGAACGTCGAGTGGGGCCACGTTGGTCGTTCCGACTCCGAGACCTATGGTGTGGAGGGGGCGATCAACACGTCCACCGCAGGAGTCTTCATCACTCGGGAGGCACTGGATCGACTCGGTGAAATCCCGTCCAATGCCGGAGAAGCATTGGAGAAGCTCGCACGCATCGGAACCGAATGGACCGAGCAGCCCGATGGAACGTGGGCACCAACCGGCGAGGCAGTCGTGGTCTCGGACTGGACGCCGGATGGAAAGTTCTACGAGTTCTCCACGATCTCCGACTTCTCCAGCTTCCGAGCCGTGTACTCGGTGGAGCACGACGCAATGGATGACGCGGTAACGATCCACGGAAGCGGCCTGCTCGATCTCGACGGGGGACCCACCTCGAACTTCGGCTGAACCCAAACTAGGTCGCTACCCTGATCCGTACCTACTAGGGTAGGATAAGGGTAGCGACCTGCTCGACTCAACCAGTTAGGATACCAAATGCCGTACGAACCTTCCGCCATCAGCCAGGGGCTTGGCATCTTTGCCTTCATCATCCTGGTCGTTATCGCTGGCTGGGCCTGGGAGAAGATCAGCAGTTACGTTCTCCAGACCAGGGGAACCCGAGAGAGGATTGGCAAGTGATTGAGATGAATGCACTGGACGAGCACGTTGAAGCGAGCGTGAAGTTCGTGAGGTTTTTGAACCGAGAGTTCAGCACGCTGAATGCCGAGGAGGAATCCACCGCAGCCGTGGACCTCGCGAACACCATTCGGCACCGACTCTCCAAGCACAACCAGTTCCTGTCCAGGAACCTCCAACTTCGGGACGTCACCATCTGCCTGCTGATGATGGGGCTGGACATGCCGGTGATCGACTTGCTGAGCAAGCAGACCTTGGAATACCTCCGGAAGCTCTAGCCTCCGGATCACCGCAGTACCCAACTAGAAAGTGAGAAATAGAATGAAGAAGCGCATCATTGGCGGAGCCCTCGGGGCCGTGGCAGCCTTCGTGGCATCGGTTGCCGTTCAGGCTGCTCCGGCCCAGGCCGAAATCGTAGACGAGTACGACGTGGTCAAGCACGTGAACTGTGCTCCGGAACACCTGCCCATCGAGCTGGAGCGGACGAACCAGTACGGCAATGACGAACGTGAGTTCGTCACCATCACCGGCCCGACCAAGATTCCGGGGTGGAAGTGTGCCACCTGGGAGTTCATGGCAACCGACAGTATGGGAGGCGTGTCCAACTCGATGAACTCGGATGGGCCGGGCCGTCTATACTGCGCAATCTGGGTGAATGGGCAGATGGTCTCGGAGAACGAGTCCTACGGTGGTTCCTACGGGGATTACATTTACTGCATCTGACCTAATTGGGTCCGTTGAGTGCGCCTGGGACTTAAGGGGTTGGTCCCAGGTTGCGCTCTGCGCACCTACTAGGGTAGGTTCGATACGAGAGCAGGAGAGCCCTGCTCCAGATTGGTAAGGATAGGGAATGCATATTCCAGAGCAGTTTGAGGAGTGCCGAATCTACGGCCACGCATGGAAGACTCACGCCATCGGATTCCACCGTGGGTGGATCGAGGAAGAGTTGGAGTGCATTCGGTGCGCCACCAAGAAGGTCAGCAACCTCCAGCGCAAGACCGGCTTGGTCTTGAAGGTCCGGTACGTCTACCCGCCCAACTACATCCAGAAGGGCGAGAAGTTCGGCCGTCTGGAACGTGGTTCACTCCGTGTCCGCCATCTCAAGGGAAGGGGCTAATCAAATGGCGATCAAGTGCGGCAACTGCAAGCAGTACCACGACACCGTGGATGACGTGAAGGCGTGCCACTTTGGTGACGGATTGCTCGCCGATGTGGAAGAAGAGAACAACGCCATCGAAGCCCATCAGTTGGGTATGGCTTACGAGCACGAAGTCGCTGAAGACCCGTGGGCAGCCGAGCCTGAGGCTCGACGGGTGAACCCGTACGGCATCGGAGCGGTTCAGCAGAGCGGTGAGGGATTCCTCACCGGGCGCAAGGCCCAGAAGGTCTACCTCAACGTGCCTTTCGTTGAGAAGGACCGGGCCAAGACCGAGTTCGGTGCCAAGTGGGACGCCAAGGAGAAGAGGTGGTGGGTCTACGATGATGCCGACTTCGACTCCATGCCGGACAAGTGGTACCTGGCCTCTGGAAGCGACTCGGCTCTGGCGGACAGGCACGCTGCCTCTGCCAATTCCCGACCGTTCAATCCGATCAACGAAGATGGATTCTATCGGGTGAAGGATGAGTTCGTTGGTGTGCTTGAGGCCGAGTTCATCAAGGTCCAGATGAATCGCGAAGGCTCCAGACTCTACGCCAAGCGTCTCAACAAGAACTACCCTGAGAAGCTGGAGCTGGAGCCCAACCCGAAGAATGCCATCTCCCTGTGGTGCGCCCAGAATGGAATGGGCAGGCCCATCGAGTGGGAGTTCATCAGCGGGCTCTACTCAAATACAGGTGCCCACATGGTTGAGAAACTGAGCTTGGAGGAAGGCGAGGCATTTGGACGCCTGTATGGGGTCTGCATGAAATGCGGAGCGTTCCTCACCAACGAAGAGTCCATCGAACGGGGCATGGGCCCCATCTGCGCAGGAAAGTGGAACTGAAATGAACATCGACGCACTGCACCCCAACTACCGGCCGCCAAACAACGAGGCCGTTCACACTATCCGTGTCTTCACCCCTGGGGGCATTGAGACCCTGAGGTTGGAGAGCGACTTCCCTTCGACCGACCCCCTGGTCCGATCATTCAACGGGGTGGTCAAGGAGTGGGGATGGAATCTCCACCCCGAGTTCGCCGAGGCGTTGGAGGATGGCCTTCGCGGCTTCTCCATCAAGTCCTGGCCCATCGGCACGCCCACACAGTGGGCCAACGGCCATCTTGGTACTGTTCAATTCGTTCGGAAGGCAGCAGTCTGATGACCAAGAAGCGCAATGGCGCTGATGTCTGGTACATCGGACGACCGGAGTCTGGTAAGATGACCGGGTTCACACAGAGCGAGGAGCACGCGCTGAAGACCGAGAATGGTACGCCGGTATTGGCGCCGGGTGATGTTCGCCGCGTCTGGGAGTCCGAGTACGCCCGGATCAAGGCTCGTCGCGAGCGCATCTGGGAGATGCTGCTGGACACGATGGAGGAGCTGTACGAACTCCAAGAGAAGTTCGACGGTGAGAGGGTTGGTGACCCGGACCAGGATAGCCTGGCGGTGAAGTACAACGAGACCATCGCCCGGATCGACGCCTTCCAGTGTGCCCTGGCAGTCCTGGAGCTACCCTTTGGCAAGTACGACCAGGACCCCACTGCCGCCATCCAGACCATCGAAAACAAGGCCATCCAGAAGTACGAAGCGGAGGCCGAGTGATGTCCAAGATGGAGAAGAAGTTCACCTACAGCCACCTGGACAAGGACGGGCTTCCAGCTCCGAAGACTCCCGAAGAGCGATGCTACCATTACAGGTGGCTCGATCAGCACTTTGGGACCGACACCGACTCCCCGCTCCACCACAACCATCGCTGCGTTCTGTGTGGCGAGAAGAGAAGAAAGGCCAGAAATGGGCAACATCACCAATGAGGTATCGCTGACCTGCGATGGACCGCGATGCCACGAGAAGATCATTTGGGACGGTGACATCAGTGGTCCGGATGATCTCTACTCCGATTGGCTGTCAAGCCAGATGCGGAAGTCCGCCATCGAGAATGGTTGGTACATCGTGGACCAGGAGATTCTGATGGAGGACGGGTGCTACTACGCCTTCCACAACGTGGCATGTCTGAAGCGGTACTTCAGGGAGCACGCCACCAGCCGCAAGCCGAAGTTGCACTTCCTGCCCTAGTAGGGTAGGATGACGGTAGACCGAGGGAGAGCCCCTTGGCACCAAGATGGAGGACTAGGATGGCACTCAGCAACATCTGGCCCCACTCATTCGACGAGATCAACTAAGGAGCAAGACCAATGACCGAGACCACCACACGCGAGTTCCAGATCGGCGATTACGTTCGCATCAGCAAGGACCACATTGCCGAGATTCTGGAAGTGCCGCAGGCAAGCCACGCGGACCATGTGGGGCAGATCACTGAGCTTCACATGCCGGGGCCGATCCCGATTGTCCAGTTCTCGCACATTGGTGGCGAGTACAGCTTCAGCCCCAACGAGTTGCAGTTCATCGCCCGACCGCTCTATGAAGTCGCTCGTGACATCGTTGCCTGCTGGAAGAAGAAGCGACCCAGCCAGGCGACCATCGCTTACGCTGGTCCGTACGTCGAGGCTATCGCTGGAATGCGCAAGCCGTCTGACTCGTACGGCCTGGAGAGCGGCGACATGATCATCGCCTACCTGCTGAACAATCTCCGCAACTGGCGGGGTGAGGATGCACGGCGCATCAAGGCCGAGCTGAACCGTGCGCTGGACGCCTACCGGGACGGCTGGCGATGAGCGACGGGTGGATGGACGACTTCTTGGAGGCCGCGTACGAGGATGCCAATGGTGGACTCGTGGACACCTCTCGTGAGTACGATGACGAAGACATTTGGGACTGGGAGGGCGACGAATGAGCGGGATGGACAAGGCCCAGGCGTTCGCCGCCGAGGCCCAAGCCAACGGTTGGACCACGAAGATCGAAACCAAGAACGGTGACGAGACTCATGTGGAGGCCGAGCGCAAGGGTGAACGCATCACGATCTGGTGGCGGGGCAACTCGCTGATTGAGACGCCGTTCCACCACTTCATGGGGCAGGTCAAATCGCTCCACAACAAGGCGACGGCTACCCGCCAGCTTTCGATGAAGCCGAACCCCAAGGGGTTCCGTGGACCGAAGATGGGTGCGAGGTTTGTGGACCTCAAGCTCACCGAGGATGGTGGCCTTCCGGAGGAAGTGGATCTTGAGTCCATCCGGTACCCGCTGCCATTCGACCCGAAGGAGTCCACGGATGGGGAGATTCTGAAGGAGATTCGGGGCTCCACAATCGTCTTCGTCAATCGGATCAGCGGCAAGGGCGAGAGCGTCCACGTGGCCCGTTCGCTGAACATGAAGCCAGATAACTTCTATCTGGAGGAGTCGACTGAAGGGAAGCTCTACGTCACCTTCCTCTCAGCGACCGGCTTCAGGTCCGTCTACATCGACTCCATCCTGAGGATCATGTAGTGAAGTTCGCGCAATGCACCGAATGCGGTGGGTCCTGTGATCCTGTCTTTGACATGGTTACGGTATCCACCGCGTTTGGTGAAGTAGAGATTCCAATGTGCTGCGATTGTTATGAGGAGGTGTATGGTGAAGCGGGTAGTGAAGACTGAGATAGTCGATGGGAAGATCGGCCTGGTCACCGAAGGCATGCACTGGGAGACCGGGCGCGACCTGGCCAAGATGGTCCCTGGCGGACGCTGGAACAAGGCCAAGAAGACCTGGACGTACCCGCTGGACTACCGCATCTGCTTGGAGATTCGGAAGGCGGCCAACAAGTACGAAGCCAAGGTTGCGATTGGACCCGAGCTGAATGCCTGGGCTCTGGCAGAGAAGGCGCGATTGGCCGACCGTCCCGAGGTCGACAGCATGGAGCTTGTGGACCTGCCGAAGATTCGGGAGCAGCACCCCAACATCTGGGAGGCGATCAGCAGTCGCCCGTTCCAGACTGTGAGCGTCAAGTTCATATCGCATGGTCGCTCAGCCGTCCTGGCGGACGACCCTGGTCTGGGAAAGACGCTTCAGTCTATCGCCACCGTTGCCAACAACTACGATGAGGGCATCTTCCTCGTGGTTGCGCCGAAGTCGGCCGCCAACATCACATGGCCCAAGGAGATCAGTCGTTGGCTCCCGATGGACACTGTTCACAACCTGGCCAATCTGACCTCGTACTCCACCGCCAAAGGCGAGCGGCAGGCTTTCCTGGAGTCCACCTTCTTTGCGTTGGAGACGCAGCCGGGACGGCACTGGGTGATCACCAATGACTACTGGATTCGGATTCGCGCTGAGAAGGAACGGGGCGAGTTCAAGCGGGATGCCAAGGGCAACGTCATCCAGCACTACAACCTGATCGAGCTGTTCGAGTTCGAGTGGGACGGTGTGATCGTTGACGAGTCCCACAAGGTGGTCATCGCAAACACCGCGAAGCGGTCCAAGCACACCCAGATGCGCTACGGCCTGGATAGTCTGCCCACGACAGACAATGCCCTGAAGTTGGCGTTGTCTGGTACGCCGATGCGCGGCAAGGCCGAGAACATGTGGGGCACGCTGAACTGGCTGAAGCCGAAGTACTACACCAGCTACTGGAAGTGGATGGACAAGCACTTCGAGGCGTACGAGTCAGCGGATGGTTACGGCTCTGGCAAGGTGTACGAGGGTCTGAGGGATAAAGCGGCCTTCTACGAGGATATGAAGGACCTGTTCATCCGCCGTACGAAGGCTGAGGTAGCCTCTGATCTGCCTCCAAAGATGTACGGCGGCGAGCCGCTGAACCCCGACGACCCCGACTCACCGCATGGTGTCTGGCTCGATCTGCTGCCCAAGCAGAAGAAGCAGTATGAGCAGATGGTGAAGGAAGGGGCCACCGACGAGGGCATCATCGCCAACGGCATTCTGTCTGAATGGACCCGGCTCAAGCAGTTCGCTGGGGCAGTCTGCGAGGTCAGGGCAGATGGTTCAGTCGCCGCAACCACAGAGTCCAACAAGATCGAGTGGATCGAAGAGTTCCTGGATGACCGAGGCATCTTGGATGACTCTGGCGAGAACAAGGTCATCATCGCCTCTCAGTTCTCGAAGATGGTAGACGCCATCGGCGAGCGACTGGACAAGCTGAAGGTTCCGTACTTCAAGCTGACTGGTGGCACGAAGACCAACGAACGAGTCACGATGGCGGATCGGTTCCAGGAGCCTGGTGGACCGAAGGTGTTCTTGCTGACCACGACCGCAGGTGGCGTCTCGCTGACCCTGGACGCGGCAGATGACGTGGTCATCTGTGACGAGACCTGGGTTCCGGATGACCAGTTGCAGGTCGAGGATCGTGCTCACCGTCTGAGCAGAACAGACCACAACGTCACGATCTGGTACCTTCGCAGTCGGGGTACAATTGAAGAGGCTATCGCCGCCGTGACCACTGGACGTATGGATGAGACCCTCGGCGTCATGGACGAGTCCCGTGGCGTCGAAATCAAGCGCATTGCACTCAAGCATGAGGAGATTACCAAATGATCGACGCCAACATTGAACCCGACCGTTGCCTGATCTGCGGCGAGTTCATGGACTACTGCTTGGGGCATGGCCCCGACACCGAGCTGGACTTCTGGGACTCCCACGAAGCCGGGGACCACACCCGATGCAACAAGTTGGCATGTGAGGAGGCGAACCATGCTTGACTGGTTCATGGCACTGGGCTTCTCCGCCATCGGATTCATCGGCGGATGGTGCCTTGGCTATGCCATGAAGATGGACAAGATCAAGGAGCGGATGGTACAAGAGTACCACGAGGAGCAAGAGCACCGAAAGAGGCTTCAGCTGGAGCGTAATGGACGCAACGTTCCCAAGCGGCCTGATGCCGCTCCTGGGGCATCCCGCGTCCATTCAGTCAAGACTGGTCGCAACATGAAGCCGAGAGGAGGTGGAAGATGAGCCAAGAGACTCGACGACAGAAGGCACTCACCGTGAAGTGCCCCAACTGTGACTCGGAACCATGGGAGCGATGCACTCAGCCGACTGATACGGCCCGTAAGCATGTCCGATGGGTTCACCTGGCGCGTGAACACGCGGCGATTGAGGGGCGCGAGTAGGTTCAGGCTCAGAAAACTTTTACCTACTTTTTAGATAGAAACGTTGCGTTCGCTACCGTCATCCGGTAGAGTCGAAGACGTACCGCAGGAATGACCCCGAAGGGGTCACCATCAACCGAAGGAATGAAGCAATGGCAGAAGAGACCGTGGCCGTCGACACCGAGGCCCAGGAGTCCGAGAAGGTCACCAAGGAGCGCACCCCGGTGAACCCCTTCGACAAGGAGCCCAGCCCGACCCATCGCTCGCTCGCCAAGTACGTCACCGAGAACTCGCCGGTGGAGCTGACCCCGGAGCAGGCGCAGGCCGTCCTGGTGCTGCATGGCCAGTGGCAGGCCAGCCCGGAGCGCAAGGCCGAGCGCGAAGCTGAGAAGGCTGAGAAGGCCCGCCTGGCCGAGGCAGCCAAGGCCGAGCGTGAGCGTAAGGCTGCTGAGCGGAAGGCCGAGAACGAGCGCAAGGCCGCTGAGAAGAAGGCCAAGGAGGCAGCCAAGGCTGCCGAGGCCAACGACGACGACAGCGACCTGGACGCCGTGGACAACTCGGACGACGACACCGAGACCGAGGCTCCCAAGCCGCGTCGTCGGCGCAAGGCACCGGCCACCGTCGACGCCTGATCCGCCCCCCCCCTGGGCCAGGCTCCCTGCCCTAGCGACATGGGGCAGGGGGTTCTGGTGGAGGCTGGGAAAACCGAACCGCCAGTGACGTGCCTAGCCTCCTCCAGAGCCTTTAACAACATGAGAACGTAAAACAGAGAACAGGACCACTCGGATGGCAGAACTCCAGATGCTTCGCTCTTCGGAGCGGAGCCAATTCAAGAAGTGCCCGCAGTCGTGGTGGTGGGGCTACGTCGAAGGTCTTCGACTGGCAGGCTCTGAGTCCATCCCGCTGTGGTTCGGCACCGGACTCCATCTCGTGTGGGCCGAATACTACATCCCAGGTTCCAAGCGGGGACGCAACCCGCACGAGACCTGGGATGAGTACTGTGGCGACGAGAACTTCGACGTGGTGAAGATCATCACGGACACCGAGGATGGACACGAAGTGTTCACCGACGCCAAGGAACTCGGCCACATCATGATTGACGAGTACCTGGCTGAGTACAAGGGTGACCCCAACTGGTACGTCGTTGCACCGGAGCAGCGCATCAGGGCCATCCTGCCTCACCCAAAGGACCTTACCCGACCGTACGTGGACCTTCGTGGTACCATCGACCTCGTGGTTCGGGACGAGGCGAAGAATGGCCAGCTGGACCTCGTGGATCACAAGCACATGGCCAAGCTGTCCGTTGCCCATCTTCCGATGGATGAGCAGCTGGGTGGCTACACGACCGTGGCGGAACATGCGCTGAGGTCTGCCGGGTTGATCTCGAAGACCGACACCATCGACACGATCATCTACAACGTGCTGGCGAAGGCGAAGCCTGATACCCGACCGCGTGATCCCCAGGGGCGCTACCGGAACCAGCCCAAGAAGGCAGACTACATCGAGGCACTGGTCAAGCTGGGCCACGACAGCGGCGACTACGCAGATCGGGCCGATGATCTGAACCTGTCCGTTGAGGCAATCGAAGACCAGGACCGCAAAGAGCTGTCAAAGCTGACCCTCCCGAAGCTAAAGGCTGAGGCTGATGATTGTGACCTAGTAGTCTTCGGCGAGATCAGCAAGCGGCAGGGCACCCGGCATTTCCACCGAGAGGAAGTGTCCCTGACCAAGAAGCGGAAGCGCCGCCAGATTCAGCGCATTGGCGAGGACATGTTTGCCATGAACGCCGTGCGGAATGGCAAGCTGCCCATCATGAAGTCGCCCGGTGAGCACTGCTCCTGGTGCCAGTTCCGTGAACTCTGCGAACTGGATGAGTCGGGCGGCGACACAGACGAGTTCAAGAAGATGGTCTTCAACAAGGAAGACCCGTACGCCGACCATCGGGAAGGCGCTGAGAACAGCAAGACCACGGTCCTGCTCAAGAGAAAGACAGGGGTGAGTTGATGTGGCGCGTTCCCTCAACACCAAGGGCCGGGAGGAGCTAGCACTGGTCCGGAAGCGGGTGATTCGGCAAGAAGCGTTGGGCCGAATCTCAGCGTACGACGCCCGCGTTCTCCTGGACAAGATCAACGAACTCGACGCACTGATCATCAAGACCAACGAGCAAGACCAACCAGACAAGGAGACATTCAGTGTCTAGCCTCCCCGCCGATATTGTTGACCTTCAGGAGTTCGACGACTCCATCAACCTCGGCATCTACGGACCATCCGGTGTCGGCAAGACCGTCCTGGCTGGATCGGATGACAACGTCCTGTTCCTCGCTGTGGAGAAGGGAACCGTCTCCGCCAAGCGGCAGGGATCGAAGGCCAAGGTGTGGCCGATCAAGCAGTGGAACGATCTGGAGAAGGCGTACAAGTGGCTCGAAGCCAACCCCGACGTCTTCCAGTGGGTCGTCCTCGACTCGGTGACCGAGATGCAGCAGATGGCCATCCGTGAGATTCTGGCCAAGGCCCACGCCGAGAATGGCAGCCGGGACCTCGACATTCCGGCGATCCAGGACCACCAGAAGTGGCAGAACATCTACAAGCGGTTCATAAACTACTTCGTGGAGCTGCCCATTGACACCGTGTTCCTGTTCCTGGTTCGCACCGCCGTGGACGAGGACAAGAACGAGTTCCTCACGCCTGACATCCAGGGCAAGAACTACCAGCTGTCCCAGTACACCTGTGGCCAGATGAGCGCCTACGGCTACATGTCCAACCGCAAGGTTGCCATGAAGAACGAGAAGGGCGAGATTCTGGTCGACACTGGCGGAAAGCGCGTCCCCCAGATCATCCGTCGCATCACCTGGATGGACACCGGAACGATCCGTGGAAAGGATCGCTACAACATCCTGGAGCCGTACACCGAGGACCTGACCCTCAAGGACATTCGCATGCTGATCGAGGGCGAGGTCACCCGAGAGGACCTGGGGCAGTTCATCCGCCCGAAGGTCGTCGGCACCAAGGAAGAACTGCTGGCCCAGAAGAAGGCGGCGAAGGCCAAGGCCAACTCGAAGCCCAACCGTCGCAAGGCGGAGCAAGAGGCGGCTGAGAAGGAAATGGAGCAGATGGCAGCGGATGAAGACGCCGCCGCTGAGCCGGATGACGACGCCGCTGAGGTCGAGACGGCCAAGGCCGACGAGAAGGCCCACAAGGACGAGAAGGCCGACGAGTCCAAGGACACCGAATCGGATGATGAGTTCGACTTCGAGATGGACGGGGACTTCGACTTCAGCGAGTAATGTGTGGGGATAGTGGTGCATCGTTCCATGCCACAACATGGTTCGCTTGGCGCTCAGTCCGGAACAGGGGCACCACAAGTCGGTATAGGCGGGTGAAGGCCGACACCTTAGACTACAACTGAATATCGTCTGTACCTGAACATGTCAACGGAGTAACTGAACGAAACGAGAACACAATGCCCAAGTTCAAGGGTGGATTCGGCATCGACGACGTCAATGAGGCGATCAACGCCGATGCCGGTGACGCGCAGGTGGGTTACACCGGAGAAGTCCCTCCCAAGGGAGTCTACCGGGGTCGCCTCAAGCGCATGGAGCTGACGAAGACTGGGGAGCGTTCCAACAACCCCGGTACTCCGATGCTCCGCATGCTGGTGGAGATCGACGAGCCCAAGGGCTCGAAGAAGAGCCAGTACAACGGATATGGCATCTGGAACAACCAGACCATCACCAAGAAGTCGACCGGCTTCGTCAACCAGGTGCTGGAGGCCCTGGTCGGGGGCAACGAGCAGAATGCCAAGGCCGTCAAGACCTGGTTCTGGAAGGAGCAGTTGGTCACCGACGAACCCGAAGGTGGGCACATTCTCGCCATCGGCAAGTTCAAGATCAACTCTCCCGAGGCTGACATCGCCGTCATCGTGGACACGAAGAACAAGCGCACCAACGCCGAGTACCCCGACCCCGGTCTGGAGATCAAGCGGTGGCTGGTTCCGAGTGGCGACTCCGACGACGACGACTCGGTGGATGAGGTTGATGACGACCTCGACGCCGACGAGTTGGATGACGAGGACGAGCTGGGTGACGACGACGACCTGGAGGCCGGGTTCTGACCAGTTCGGCGTAACCCCCGCTGGTTGGTCTATCTAGACCGTATCTGAGGATGACGGGGTCGGTTCGGTATACCGGATCGGCCCCGTCATCCTGCGTCTAGGCCGCGTGCCGGTACCGTATACGCGGGCCGGATAGGGTAGAATAATCGGAGTAGAGGAACCCCGAGAGGACAACAAAGTGAAAGTATGCGTGATTGGCTGTGGGCCTACGGGACTCTTGGCATCAGCCGCCGCAATGGAGATGGGGCATCAGGTTGAAATCTGGTCCCAGCCGAAGAAGTCAGAACTCTTCGGTGCCCAGTACCTGCACTGCCAACCGCCGCTCGTCCAGGGCGTTCCTGAGTTCACCGTGAACTACGAGACCTTGGGTGGAGCTGAGGCATACCGAAAGAAGGTCTATGGCCCCAGCTGGGATGGAACGGTCAGCCCCGAGGACTTCCAAGAGCCGCATCAGGGTTGGGACATTCGTTTCACCTACGAGGTGCTATGGTCGCTGTTCGAGTGCAGCATCCACCCCTTCACCATCTCGAACTTTGATGAGGCGAATGTACTGATCGACTTCGACCAGTATGATGTGGTCTTCAGCTCGGTGCCTCGCACCGTTTGGAAGATGGGCAATGAGGTATTCCTCAGCCAAGATGTTCTGGCAGTCGGCGACACCACCTGGCGGAAGCTGGACGTACCGATCCCACCGAACACTGTGATCTGCAACGGTCTCAACCATCCATCCTGGTACCGAGGTTCACACATCGACGGGTTCAAGACGCTCGAATGGCCGCTGCGGGACAAGTTCGATCGAGCAATCAAGCCACCCATCCCTGGCGTCGTCAAGGTCAAGAAGCCTTTGGCCTACCGACCTGATCCGAACAAGCCGAACCCGGCTGACCAGAGGTTCCATCACATCGGAAGGTATGGAGAGTGGAAGAAGGGCGTGCTGACCAGCGACGCTATCGCCACCGTGAGGGAAGTGTTGGGTGATGGGTAACAATGGATCTCAGGCGTTCGATAACGGTAAACCAATTATCGCGTTGGACATTGACGGAACCCTCGGCGACTTTCATGGACATTTCCTTCGGTTCGCCGAAGCCTGGTATGGACGGCCTATGCCTGATCCCAGTGAGATTAATCCTGGGCTCCCGCTGCACAAGTTCATGCAGACGAGCAAGGCCACATATCGGCAATGCAAGCTTGCATACCGACAGGGTGGTCTCAAAAGAAGTATGCCTGCCTACCCAGGAGCTGCTGGACTTACTCGATATATCCGCCAGAGTCTCGGTGCAGAGGTTTGGATCTGTACTACCAGACCTTATCTACGTCTGGACAACATCGACCCAGACACCCGTCACTGGCTCCGTCGGAACAATATCCAATATGATGGCGTCGTGTGGGGGCCGCACAAATACCGTGACCTGGCCAAGAGGGTTGGAACGGATCGCATTGTGGCGGTACTGGATGATGAGCTTGGCCTTGTCAAGCAAGCTAGAGAGGTTGGGGTTGAAAACGTCTACCTCAGAGACCAACCGTACAATATTTGGTCGGATGCTCTCGGTAGGCCCAATCGCCGAATCATGAAGAAAGATGGGGTCATCCGGATTGACGGAAACTATGACCGGGGATTGATTCAGAAGTACCTCAGATGGGACGTGGAAGGATGGCACCAAGCAAGAAGCTTGTAGATGAGCTGGCCAACATCAGCAGTGGGAAGACACACTGGGCCAAGGACGACGAAGGATCGCCACTCTGTGGCACTTCACTGTGGGGCAGCCTATCAGGAACCATTGATGACCCCGACTACATCAACTGCGTGACCTGTAAGACCTGCCTACGAATGATCAAGAAGCGAATGGAGAGAGAAGAATGACTGACGCGATTGTGCTCACCGTGGACTACTACCCTGACCGACTGAGCACCCAGGGTGCCGAAATCATGTACCAGATCGCCCCGGTTGTCCTGGAGAACTTCGCTCGGAAGAACGCGGACTACGGCGACACCAGTTTCGACCTGGGCATCGCCGGGCAGTACGCCGAGCTGTGGCGGAAGGTCGGCAAGCTCAAGGGGCCGATGTGGGAAGGCAAGGAACTGGCCTTCGAGCAGATGGACGAGATCATCGAAGACCTGATCGGTCACTGCCTCCTGTCCCTCTACTTCATCAAGCAGCAGAAACTGAAAGGAACCATCAGCAATGGCTGACGAGTTCGGATGCGACACTGGCGTTCATGGTCGCAAGGAGAACCAGGGCAAGGGCTGGGTCGCCAAGTACGATGCCCGTGAGAACCCCCAGATGGATGAGCCGCTGAACTTCGCACTGTTTGGCCTGGCTCGCCAGCAGGAGTTCCTGGACATGAAGTGGCGCGAAGTCGACTGGGACCTTCCCGTTCTGGACCTCGGACCGGGGAACAAGATCATCCCCGGTGCGGTCCGGTGTGAGTACCCTGAGTACAACTTCGAGTCACCGGACTTCCTGCCCACGGCTCAGACGTCTACATCATTCAAGTTCCTAAGCTCGGATGACGTTCTGGATGGGAAGTTCGGGTACACTGACGCATACTCCCAGTACCGATGCACGTTGCCCTACCCAGACAACTCGGTGGGTGGCATCTTCGCGGTGAACATCCTCGAACACCTCTGGGACCCGAGACCGATCATGGAGGAGTGCGCCCGAGTCCTGGCACCGGGTTGCCCGCTGAACATCGTCGTGCCCCATGCCCACTCGGTGATCTACTCGCAAGACCTGGACCACAAGAAGGAGTTCGTGCTGGACTCCTTCAAGAACTGGCTCAACAACCAGTACTGGGGTCCGGATCGGACCGCGTTGAGGCTGCGGGTCGGCACCCTGTTCAAGTTCTCCATCAAGGAGGGCAACGAGAACATCCAGTGCCAGCTCGTGAAGAAGTTCGATTCGGAGGAGTGATGGCCGGGAAGAACGTAGTACGGATGCTCAAAGGCACCGTCAACCACATCTGGGCGATGGTGAACTTTGAGGGTCCGTACGAGGACGATGGTGATCGAAAGACTGACATCGTTGACCTGGGTAAGCAGTCGCCTTCTTCCGCCAACGGGATCAGTTCGCAGATCCATCCGGACTCCTTCACCGACTGGCGGAAGGGATCGGCAATCCAGTGGCACAAGCCTCTGATCGACATTGACATTCCGATTGCTGCCGTACCGTCCACGACCGAAGGCCACTTCCACCTGTTCATCGACAAGGAGCTGACTTGGGAAGAGTACAAGACACTGCTGAAGGTTTTCCGTGACCTGAAGATCATTGAGGACGGGTACTACCAGGCGTCACTGCGACGCGGGGCCACATGGGTGAGGGCACCGTGGTGTAAGAAGCCACCCGAAGAGATCATCGAAGAAGAAGAGGAGACGTTCTGATGGGTACCTACTTGGTGCTAGGGGGCAAGGATGGTGGCGTGGGCAAAGCCACCGTCGACCTCCTAACAGTGCAGGGGCATATCGTCGTGGCTACCGATGCCTCGGCAGACGTTCGATCCACCATGATCATGAACACCATCGCCAAACAGATCGCCGAGTCGGACGACCTGCTGGGCGTGGTGTACTGCGCCGGGGTCAACACCTTGCAGTGGCTCGGGGACATGGGCAACGACGGGCTGAAGGAGGCCGCCAACATCTTCGCTGTGAACTCCTTGGGGTTCCTGTCCATGATGGATGCTCTAGTTCGGGAGTGCGAGCGACCGCTGAGCGTCGTCGCGGTAAGCTCGGACGCTGCGGAGCGCCCGTTGAGGACTTCCTCGGCGTACTGCGCAAGCAAGGCCGCGCTCAACATGCTCGTGAGAGTCGCTGCTCGGGAGCTGGGGCCGAAAGGGTGGCGCGTGAACGCGGTCGCACCGGGCATGCTGGAGGGTACCGGAATGTCCAACCACATGGACACCCAGATTCCCTTGGTTCGCGGGTGGTCGCTGAAGGAGGCGATGGAGTACGAGAAGTCTCAGGAGGTGGTGCCTGGTCGTATCCCGCCACGCGAGGTTGCCGAGGTGGTCTTCGACCTCCTGACCGGACCGAAGCACATGAACGGTGAGATCATCACCCTGAACGGGGGCAGGTAGGTCATGCCTCCTAACTGGCTTATTTGGCTCCTGGTTGCACTGGGCGTCTTTCTGCTGGTCATGATGCTCGCTAGCTTCATCGTCAATGGCATAGACAGAAGGATTGACCCCCGGCTGGACGAGAAGATGATCAAGGCTAAGAATGATGCCTTGATGGATAGTGAGGAGAAGGCATACGCCGAGAGGCTTATGGAGGGGTGGCTCAGCAAGCACTGGGAGCCACTTGATGAATGGGTTCCGACACCAGATCAGAAATGGGAAGACAATGCCGATGAGCTACGAAGAGGCCAAAGAGGCCCTTCACGAGATGTACGATGACGAGTGGATCGAGCAGAATGGCGAGGAAGAGATGATCGAGGAGCTGATGAAGCTGTGAGCTGGATCGGTTTCATTCAGACAATCGCGATCATGTTCTGGTTCTACATGCTCGCCGCCGGACTAGTCAGGGAGATCAAGAAGTCGTGAAGTGGGTTGATGGTGCCCACCGTAGGTTTGAGGAGGTTCATCAGTGTGATGACTTTTGCAAGCCTATTGGTGGCTCCATTGGCAGGCCGCCTACTCCATGGTGCAAGAGATTCCCAAGGTTGATATCTTATCAAGAAGACAACACCTGTTGGTGGTGGACCTCTTCGATGAATAAGACAGACGCCCAAAGGAATAGGCTGAACTTCTCTCTGAGGTCTCAGTTCTTCATAGATTTGGGGTATCCTGCGGCAGTTGATGCCTGTCGATGGATATACGAAAATGAAATAGATGACATTCCTGAAGGAATGCAGATAGACCATCTCTGCGAAAATTGGAGATGCGTCAACCCTTACCACTTGGAACCCGTAACTGTTCTTGAAAACAACCAGCGATACCGAAGCACTCGGTCATCGTGGACCTTGCGTGATGAGCACGGCATCATTCGAGGTCGCAAGGAGGTGATGTCATGAGGTGGGTCAGTTTGCATACGCATTCGACCTTCTCCTAGGTGGCCTACGGAGACGGCTACGGGCCGGTGAAAGACCACGTTGCCCGAGTTGAGGAGCTTGGCATGACTGCCATCTGCCTCACCGAGCACGGCCACAACTCTTCTCACGTGCAGCTTGAGAAGGCATGCAAGGGCACCAGCATCAAGCCCATGTATGGATGCGAGCTGTACGTTGTCCACGACAACTGGGAAGAGCAGCGACGCAAGTACCACCAGATCGCGATTGCCATCAACGAGAAGGGTTACCAGAATCTCAACCGTATCGTCTCAATCGCGAACTCGCCGGAATATCAGTACGACCGTTTCCCCACCATCCCCAAGCACATCCTGTTCGAGTACTCAGAGGGTCTGGTTGTTACCAGTGGCTGTGCCGACTCGCTGCTGAGCTGTACCCTCCTTGGCGGAAAGAACATGGGCCCCAAGAGACTGGAATACAATGAAGAGCAATACCGAGAGACTGTCGCACTTGCGGCAGAGTACCAAGAGGTATTCGGACCGCGTTACTTTCTGGAAGTGCAACGTTTCCCGAGACTGGACCGTACAAGGGTGCTCAATCCGGCCTTCGAGCGGATTGGTGCTGAACTTGGGATTGAGCTCGTTGCCACGGCGGACGTCCATTACCCTCACCCTGGGGACAACAAGATGCATCGCATACTCCACGCTGCGAATCGTGGTGGTGGGAAGACGATTGCCCAAGCTGACGCTGAGTGGGAATACGACATTCTCCTCACTTATCCTGAGTCAGATTCGGAAATCTACCACGACCTTATTGCCACCGGACTCTCCCCGAAGGCAGCGAAGAGATCCATTCTGAACACTGCGGCCATCGCGAAGCGATGCACCGTAGAGCTTCCCAAGAACGAACCGATCAAGTGGCCCTACCCTGGCAGCGGTCTCCGTGGCGAGGACATTGTGGCCGACGTGGAGAAGGAGGGCAACAATGATCCGCAGACTTATTCGAGCATTGAGGAATACACTTGGGCGCGTCTCCGCAAGGGTTGGGCGTTCCGCATCCAAAGCAATGTCCATATGCGGAAGAACAAAGCGCAGTATACTGAGCGTGTCAAGTACGAGATGGAGCGCATCATCCCTCGTGGATTCTGTGACTACTTCGGCATGCTCAGTTACCTGGTCACCTGGGCCAAGGACAACAAGATTCCTGTTGGACCTGCTCGCGGAAGTGCTGCTGCTAGCCTGGTTTGTTACCTGCTCCGCATCACCGAGGTCGACCCACTACAGTTCCCGACGATGATGTTCGAGAGGTTCATCGACCCCAAGCGATTGGACCTCCCAGACGTCGACTTGGACTTCGCCGACGACCGACGCGATGAGGTCCGCCAGGAGGCCATCCGAGTCTTCGGGTCTGACCGTGTGGGCAACATCGGTAACTTCACCAGGTACAAGGGCAAGAACTCGATCACTGACGTGGCGAAGGTCTACGGCATCCCCAAGTTCGATACTCAGGTCGTCAAGGACCTGATCATTGAAAGGTCAGGCGGTGACTCTCGACAGAACGACACGCTCATGGACACCTTCGAGATGTTCCCTAAGGCACGAGCAGTACTGGACAAGCATCCGGAATTGGAGCTTGCCTCGAAGCTTGAGGGGAACTACCGGGGCGCAGGGGTTCATGCAGCAGGACTCGTCATATCCAACGCTTCCATCCCGGACACCTGTGCCCTCCACACGCAAGAGTCAGGCGGTCGTGAGATTACCGCTGTCCCCTACGACAAGAAGGACGCAGAATATCTGGGCATGCTGAAGGCTGACTTCCTTGGCCTGAAGACGATGGGCGAGATCGGGCTCATGCTGAACATCATCGGCATGGACCTGGAAGACCTTTACCGCATCCCCCTGGATGACGAGGAGGTGATGGACGCCTTCCAGAGGAACGATGTTCAGGGCATCTTCCAGTTCGAGGGTCGAGCCACCCGAGTCACCTGTGACCGAGTCAAGCCGGACAACTTCATGGAACTGGCGGACATCAACGCGCTGTCCCGACCTGGACCATTGTTCTCGGGCATGACTGATCATTATATCAAGGTCAAGTGGGGCGAGATGGAGATCGAGAAGCTCCATCCCATCGTCGATGAGTACACGTCGTTCACCAAAGGTCAGATCGTCTATCAGGAGCAGGTTCTTGGAATCATTAAAGACCTGGGTGGATTCCCAGTTCAACGAGTTGGCGACATTCGGAAGATCATCAGCCAGAAGCTTGGCGAGGCGAGCTTCAACGAGATGTACGAGGAGTTTGAGTCTGGGGCCAAGCGACTTCATAATGTGGAACCTGCCCTCGCTAAGCGAATCTGGAGCTTCATGGTCACTTCGGCCACCTACAGTTTCAATATCGCTCACTGTGTCTCCTACAGCATGCTCGCTTTCTGGCAGATGTGGCTCAAGATCCATGATCCTGTCGCTTTCTACTACGCCAAGCTAGAGAAGACGCCGAACGACAAGAACAACCAGGACAAAATCCGCAAGTACATGAAAGACGCTGTGCGACACGGGGTTTCAGTTGCCGCACCGCATCTCAACAAGAGCACGAAGTCTTGGGCGTACGACCATTACGTCCCGGCTTCAAAGACGAAGCCAATCACATGGAAGGAGGGTGATCCGCTGGTCGGCGCTGTCCATGCCGGATTTACCCAGATCAAGGGTATCGGAGACAGCTATGCTGACAATATTCTGGAGTTGCGTGATCGTCTCGGTGGTTTTGACAGCTGGGAGGATCTACTTGGCGCGAAGGGGATCGGACCGGGACGACTAGAGAAGATCATGGCCTTCGTAGAGAAGGATGATCCCTTTGACGTCCGACTGGCTGAGCACATTCTCACCGAGTACCGACGCCGCATCAACCTGGGCATCGACGGCTGGGACGAAGTGCTTGAGCCGGACATGACCTCTGACGAGGTGCCCAAGGACTTCTTCGGAATGTTCACCTGGATGGGTATGGTGAAGAAGAAGGAGTTCAAGGACCTGATGGAGGATGAGCGGGCACGATCTGGTCAGTCGACCGAAGAGATCATGGCCCGACTGAAGGACCCGCACCTCACCAAGAGCTGCACCCTGCACTGCTATGACGATGGTGACGAGGAGATTTACGCTCGCATCAGCCGATGGGACTACGAAGCATTGGAGACGCTACTCGAAGAGATCGAACCCAACAAAGACGTAATCGTGATCACTGGCAAGCGCAAGCGGATGTTTGGTATCTCCGTAGGAGTCAAGAACATCCAGGTGATCGACCCGACCGATGACATCCCTGGCATTCTGGAGAATGCCCGAAAGAAAGCAGCTGGTATACAATGACGCTCGACCATCGCCAGGCCATTCGTGGCACCGCAGAGTTCAACGACCGTGAGCTCAACTTCCTGGATGATCGCTACCAGGACAACACCCTGATCTCCGCCATCTTCGAGTTCATGAAGGTTGGCAAGCAGCTCAAGGATAGCCGGGGCAAGTACATTCGATTCGGCGACGACCCCAAGGCACCCCACCGCAAGCGTCGTCGGTCCTGGCTGGCGAGCGCCGATGACGGGGAGGTTGGCGAGTTCCTGGACGCCGACTTCCAGAACGACCTCATCGAGTACATCGACGGGGCCATCGACGTGGCCTACATCGCCCTTGGCGGACTCATCGAAGCCAGCGAGGGAAGCGAGATCGTGGCCCAGATTCTCCTCAAGGAGGTGCTGCGATCCAACGAGACCAAGCTGGTCGACTGCGAGGTTCGGGACGATGGCAAGGTGGTGAAGGGGCCGTACTACGAGCCGCCCAGGATCGAGTCCATCCTCACCTACTTCGCCGTGCGTATCCCCGACCGGGGCGCGTCGGGGTCGGTCGTCGCTATCCCCGCTGCGACGGGGCCGAACCTGACGGCAGTGCCGAACCCCGAACCTACCGAAGTCGGCGTCAACTTTCTCGGAGAGGACAACAACTGATGGCTGAGCTGAACCCCGAGCAGATTCAGACACTGCTCGGCTTCATGGACCGCATGGCGACCGGCCTTGAGAAGATGGTGGCCGCAACGAAGAAGACCAACGAGCTGCTGTTCAAGACCCTGAGTGTCATGGAGGCCAACGGGGAGAACGACGGCGACCTCGTGGAGCTGTTGGCATCGTGGCCGATCATCATCCCCAGCACCGACCCCGATGATCCCGATGGGATCACCATCGCACCCGCTGCCCAGATCATCGAGATGATGGCCGAGGATGAAGAGGAGGACAAGGATGGAGAGTGACTGGCCCAAGGGGATCATCCCTCATGAAGGTCGGTGCGCTGGAACTGAGGACTGCAACCGATGTGTCCAGGAGAAGCTCAGGCGAATGGATGAGCCCAACACCTTCACGGGGCTGACCCCGGAAGAGGCCCAAGAGGAGTTGAACAAGAGAACGAACACCAGGCCCCGTCTGGGGGAGATCGGTTCATCGTCCTTCCGGACCCTGGACAAGATCGTTCTGGAGTCTGGCGTATCGAACGTGATCGACAAGCTCACTGCTCCGCCAGAGACCGTGCGAGAGCACCTGGACCGGATCGGCGTTGGCTTCAAGGTCCCGATGGTCAATGGCCGTCTCGTAATCGAAATTGATGTGGCGGAACTGGAAGCCGCCGAGAACCCCAAGGAGGGTCAAGAATGAACGCAGGACCGGGCAACAACCCTGATATGGGTGCAACGTGGCACGCCGACATGGAGGCGGCGCGCAAAGGCAAAGAGGTCCAACGCTGGGCGGACGACTTCATGTTTGAAGCGGAGGCAATTGATGAAAATACAGGTCCCGAGGTCTACCTCCTGGCCGGTAATCCTGATCCACTGGGGAGCATTGCGGCTGCCGCGAAGGCATACGTGGGTGAGTTTGTGGGTTCGCTGTCCGAAATCACTGATGAGGAACGCCGACACTACCTCACCGAGATCCAGAAGACTGCCCTGGCGATGCCCCTGGAATCGGTACAGTTCCATTTTCGTATCAAGGGTGTCACTCGGGGATTCACCCATCAGATGGTACGTCAACGTACGGCTGCATACAGCCAGGAGTCCACACGATTTGCCGTCAAGTCCGGAGTTCCAGTGGGCCGACCGCCCTCACTCGACGGGACTCTGAGCCGGAAGGAATGGCGCGAGAACGAGGCGAAGACCACCAGCATGGGTTCTGCGAGCGAAGACGTGTGGCTAGAGTACGAGGAGCGGTACGCCACCGACGCCCAGAAGGACCGCTTCGACTGGGACGACCTGATGGATCACGTGAAGGTGTTCTACAACAAGGTCGTGGACCGTGGTTCGATGCCTGCTGAGGATGCACGCGGCGCACTGCCGACGAACCTCCTGACTCAGCTGAACTACATCACGAACCTCCGCAACCTTCAGGTTGAGGGTGGCAAGCGACTCTGCACCCAGGCCCAGCATGAATGGGTTTTGGTGTGGGGCAAAATGCTCGAAGCTATTGCCAATTATGGAGACGAAACAAATAATTGGCAATACCGAGAATTGGCCAGAATCTTCAAGCCAGTATGTTTTCTTGAAGGCAAATGTCCATTCAATGCCAGCTTTGACCGTAAGTGCAACATTCGCGGCAAAGTCGAACAATATGCCAGCCACGGAGTTCCAAGCTCAGATTGGCCAATGGGCCGTGCTGACCTTGGAATCCCGCCCATCCTTCCTCAAGAATGGACCAGGGCCGATGCCGCACGGTAAGGGATTGTGCAAATGTCACAGTAATCTCAAAGGCAGGACCATCAAAGCAAAGCATGGTCCTGGAATTTGCAAATGTCCAAAACATCAAACAAGAGAAACCCTATATAGGGTTGATTTTCAAGAGATGTTTGGCGACGGTCCATTTCCTTGCGGGGAAAAGAAACTGGGCTGCGGCGAACCAGTCATGTTCAACGAGTGCATCATTGATCATGTTGATGGCAATCACAAAAACAATGACCCTGATAATTGGCAGCCTATGCACAAGCGATGTCATGATAGGAAAAGCGCCATCGAAGATGGACGGGGCAGTCGAGTCATAGGAATGAATGCCCACCCAAGCAACAGTCCAGAGTCAAGGGCAGAAAGAGCAAGGATCCAACATGCCAAAAATCAATAGCGCGACCTTGGAGCGCCCGAAGGCGGCGCGATAATGGCAATGGTCTGTGGAATCTGCGCCGATGGTCTCTGCGAGAACCATGAAGAAGATTGCGTCACCGATGGCACCATCATCGAGACAATCGGCGGAAAGTGCAACTGCCCCAATCTGGATGGAGAGGAGAATGAAGGGGTTCCCAGTGACTGAGAACGAGCCAGTCGACCCGAGCTACCCAGATGAGGATGAACCGACTACTTCAGCCGAGTACCGTGAGCGGTACCCGAACGTACCGGACGGGTCAATCTGCCCCAGCTGCGAGAACGAGGACAGCAAGTGGGCTATAAGGAATGGGGTCTGCTACATCTGCATCTGTGGCTGCCCGAAGTGCGAGGGCCAACCCGATGCCCAACCGGACTGGGTCTCGCCGGATGGGAAGTACGAAGGATACATCGTTCAGCCAAAGATCGACCACAGTGAACCTCAACACAATGGTCCACACGTTCACTTCGCTTTCAAGGAGGCCCAGGATGAGGATTGACCCATGCTGGCAAATGTACGCTCTGGGTCTGACCGGGGGAATCTTCATCAGCAATTGTTTCGTCAAGGTGCCCGATTGGTTGATTTTCATCGGCATCGTCGTCACGGTTGCCCATATCGCCTCGATGATCACCAGGTGGATCTTCGATAGGAAGGAGAGTGATGAAGCCGAGTCCGGCACCGGACCTGAGTGAGGGGCGGCTCGAACGAGCCAAGAAACCCAACCCCAAGTCCCTACCCAAGTTCGTGACGGTCATCGCCGTAGACCCTGGTGAGACGACGGGCTGGGCGCTGTGGAATCTGTATCCGGAGGTCCTGGTCTATGACGACGAGAAGATCATCGACAACATCCAGATGTGGACCCATGGCCAGGTTGAGTGCGTCAGCCGGTTTGAGGATGAGGACTTCGAGGACCTGGGCATCGCCTTCGTCAACGAGTCGGAGGCTATCGGCGTTGCCGAGTTGGTTGGCCTTCTTCGCTCGTGGGACGGCGCTGCCGTGGTCATCGAGTCCTTCATCCTCCGCCAGCAGCGCAAGGATGCCAGCCTGCTCAGCCCCGTCCGGATCACCGCAGCACTGAGCCAGTGGTTGTGGCAGCAGCGTCGGCTGTACTTCGTTCAGCAGCCGTCGATGGCTAAGACCACCGTCACCGATGCACGCCTCAAGACCTGGGGCTTCTATGAACGCAGTGGCGGAATGCAGCATGCCAGGGATGCCGACCGTCACGCCATCACCTTCCTCAGAAGGTGCAAGGGCAGCAGTCCAGCTGCCTGCAAGCTGCGCCACAAGGCGTGGCCGCATATCTTTGATGAAAAGGGAGACTACCGATATGGATAAGGTGAACAGGGTCGTTATCCTCGTGGCCCGAGGGATCGGCGAGAAGCTGGACCAGAACATCGCCATGCAAGTGGCCCATAAGGCCAGGGATGACATCTACACCGTTTTAACCCCGGTAAAGGTCACCGTCAAGGAGCTGCGCTGGCCCGCAGAGTATGGACCGTTCCCCAAGCCGCACTCCAAGGTCAGCTTCAACGACTCCCTGGAAACCCTTCACTCCATGCTCAACATGGAGGTCTTCGATGATGGCCACACCATGTACTTCCTCGTGGGGTACTCCGGTGGAGCCGCAGGGATCGGCGACTGGTTGGCCGAAGCCACCGCAGAGCAGAAGGAATTGGTGCTTGGCGCAGTGCTGATCGCTGATCCGTCGACGCCCAAGGGCATCATCCCGAACGATCCGATCCTGGGTGAGCCACGGTTCGGTATCCGAGGAAGCCGTCCCATTGACCACCACACCGTCAGGTGGATCTGCAATCCTGACGACGTGATCTGCTCCTGTCCCGAGAACAGCCCGCTTCGGCTGATCGCGTCGGCAACGCCGAACGCCGCCCTGGCGGACATGGCAAGCTGGGGCACAGTTCTCAACCAGATGGCTATTCGGCAGGCCAGCCAGATAGCAATGGGGCAGTTCACCAACATGATGAACAAGAAGAGTGCCCAGGAGCAGGTTGATGCCATCCGAAAGCAGTTTGACGTGGCATTCAGGGATGCCTACGGCTACATTGCTGGAGATGACCACGTGGCCTATCCGGTCCGAGGTGAGAAGAAGTTTCACCCAACCTGGTCGGAGACGGCAGCGCAATTCATCGGCCACAAGGTGCTCAGCACCTTCCGACGATGACCTCAGCCATATCGGCTGAAACGGAGATAGTGCCCTAACCGGGTAGGATAGTTCCCGGGGGCGAATACCGGATGGACCGGGTTGGAACGACCTGCGGCACACTTGCCAGCAACTTGCAGGCCCCGGTATTCGCCCTCTTCCATTGAGCAGGCATAGAATGGATCACCAATAATGTACCTTCCCAAAAGCATTCCCTTCCCAGACAACAAGCGAGCGCCGCGTGGTGAGGGGGAAGCGAAGAAACCACTCAAGGTGTGGATGAGCCCTGAGATGGAAGAGACCGTCAACCAGTGGTCGCATGACCTCAACTGTGCCCCGGGCGTGATCGGCCGATGGCTCATGGGCATTGGTGCAGAGCATCTGAAAGCGGAGATCGAGCGAGAGCTTGGCGAAGAGTACGCCAACCGCCTCGTCAGTTGATCACCATCAGAACCCCCGGAGGGTCTCACCAGGCTACGCCGACCCCGTAGCCGTTTTGTCATGCCCATCGTAGGGTAAGAAAGCGATCACCCAATGGCAGAACCTGCTCGTGACATCAACTCGTCTCGGCCATTCCACCGTACGGCTCAGGCGTGGCTGGACAAGGGGCACCTTCCCTTCCCTTTGAAGCCAAAGGGTAAGAATCCCCTGGAGAAGGATGCCTATACTGGCAAGAAGAATCCATTCCCGAAGGACCCACAACAGTTCGTTGAGGCCCAGCTAGCTAAGGCACCGCAACGAGCCAACATTGGCATCTGGGTCGGCCCTGATATCATCTGTCTTGACATCGACCACTACGTCAAGGATGAGGGCACCGACAAGGAGAAGCGATACGTTGGCCACGACGAGTACCTGAAGCTGGCGGAAGAACTCGGGCCGCTTCCAGACACGTACATCACCACCGCACGCTCCGATGGTAAGAGCGGCATCCATTGGTACCGGATGCCCGAGAAGTACATCAACCGTGAGACGCTGAACAACACCATCAATCTGTCTGGCAAGGCAGCGAGCAACATTGATGTTGTCCACCGTGGCTATCGTTTCGCAGTCGTCGGCCCTTCCATCCACCCTGAGACCGACTCACCATATCGAACCTACGCCCCTGGTGTAGCACCGGATGGTAAGTCCTTCGAGGCCACCGACCCCTTCTCCACCGAAGACCTGCCGTACCTGCCTGAACCGTGGATCAAGTTCCTTTCCAAGGACTACACCGAGTACAGCGACGTCGACATGGACATGTCGATGCAGTCCGACAAGATCATCGACTGGTACCGGGACCGTATGCCCAAGGGCAAACCTTGTGCTCAGGTCAAGAAGTCCTTGAAATACGCTCTCAAGGAATTGAGTGAGCGAGCCGATGGACACGAAGTGCTCACCGCAGCTGACTGGAATCTCTTGAGCCTTGGCTCCGAGGGCCACCCTGGGGCATTGGCTGGGGCGAAGTACTTTGAGAAGCAGTACTTCGAGTCCATGGTGAAGCGAGGCAAGCGTTCACCGTCTGAGGTGAAGCGGGAAATCTTTCGGTCCAGGACCAACGCCATCCGTAAGATCAAGGCCCACGTCGATAAGATGGAGGACGAGGGCATCGACGTGGTGGGGAAGTCTTGCACCTGCGTCGACTTGAGCGAAATCGTTAGGGCGCAGTCGGAGGAACTAGCCTCAATTATCTCCCTCGTGCCGCTCGACGCCGGGAAGGCCGAGACGAAGGGCGGGGGTACCGTTCGGAGTCCCGAGGACTACTCGATGGACGATGATGGAAATGCTGAGTTCCTCTACGACCTCACCGGCCATGACAATCTCAAGTACGTCAAGGGGGTGAACAAGTTCATCCTGTGGAATGGTAAGCGGTGGAAGCAGGATGACGAGCTTCACTCGTTGACTCGAATCGTCTACCAGAAGGTGAAGGAACGACAGCAGACCTACGCCAACTCATTGAAGGATGCCGTCACCGAAGCAGCCAGCGGACTTCAAGAGGCTCGGAACGAGCAAGCCAAAGACGGCTCGGTGTCTTCAGCGACCGAGGATTACAACACGGCCAAGAAGAAGTACAACGAGTGGCTGAGGTGGGCCCAGAGGTCCGGCAATGTACTCCATATCAAGAATGCACTCACCGCATATCAATCAACTAGCTTCGAGTCCACCATTGATTCGGGCGACCTTGATGCTAACCGTATGCTACTGGGCGTAAAGAATGGAGTACTTGAGCTTCGTGAGGACCGGGTGGTGTTCCGCCAGGCGAAGTACAGTGACTTCGTCACCTTGAACACTGGCATCGAGTATTTCGAGGGTGGCATTGCTGAGGCGGCACGGAAGGGTGGAGACCTGGCTGAGTCGGCGATCATGTGGGAGAACTACCTCAACAAGGTCCTGCCGGACCTGGAGCTGAGGGAGTTCGTCCAGCGAGCATTCGGTGCAGCACTGGGTGGACCAGGCAAAGAGCGGCTGATGTACTTCCTCTATGGACCGAGCACGACTGGTAAGTCGACCATGATTCGGCTCATTGAGGAGGCATTGGGGGACTACTCGATGCCCATCAACCTCAACATCTTCAAGAATGCCAAGCTCAATCCTGCACTCGGAGAGGCCATGGACCGTCGAGTTGTGGTGGCAAGCGAGGTCTCGCTAGAGACCGGGATGGATGAAGGGATTGTCAAGCAGATCACCGGCAACGATCCGCTCTCCGTTGAGTACAAGAACTCAAACCACATGAAGCGGGGCATCTTCAAGGCGACCGTAGCCATTGCCACGAACGTTCCACCGAGGATCAAGGGGGCCGATGATGCGCTGTATCGACGGCTCTGCGTCATGCCATTCAATGAACGGCTGACCAGCGAGAACCCTAACTTCGTGGATGACTTCGTTCGTAAGAACGGGCTCACCATGGTCTTCCACTGGATGGTCGACGGCTACCAGGCATACACCAAGAAGGGGTTGCATCGTGGCACTTGGCCGGAACGGGTGAAGCTAGCCACCTTGGAGTTCGGCCACGGCATGAGTGATATCGGCGAGTTCTTGGAGGCAACCGTAGTAGAAGTGCCCTTCAACGGTGAGACTGTCGAGACTCGCAGCTCTACTGCTCTGGAATGCAAGTCGGTCTACAAGGCATACGAGTCGTGGTGTACCAAGCAGAAGATACCAGACGGAGACCGTCTGACCTTGAACGGATTCGGTCGGCAAATGAAGGCCCAGGGGTACCGAAGCCATGCCGTAAGGATGGTGAAGGGCAATCCGCCAGTCAAAGTTTACGAGGGAATCCAGTTCGTAGAGAGCTATGGCTCCACGCCGCAGTTCAAGGATGGAAGTTAGCACCATCGGACTTCCCTCTACTTTTTACCTAGAAAGTAGAGGGAAGTCGGGGGAATCCTATGCTGACCTGCATAGAAATCGACGGGCCGTTACCGGGGGCCGAGAAACGGTTACGGTGAATAACCGCAGGTCGGAGTAGGTTTCTGAGGGTATCGTAACCGTAACCGATCGCCGAAAACTTAGCCCTATAGAGAAAAGGGGGATACCCCTAGCTTATCCCTTTTCTCTATACGTATAAGTTTCGATAATTCGGTTACCGGTTACGAACCGGGAAAAGTGCAGGTCGGAGGGGGTAAAAACCGTAACCGCGATCGGTTACGGTGCGGTTACGCGGTTACGGTTTTCGAGAGAGGAAATACCATGCAGAAAGATGTGATTAACGTTCCTTGTCCACGATGCAAGGCGAAGCCTGGAGAGCAATGTGGCGGAAGGGCTCAGCCAGACAGTGCCGGTAATCGAGTCCATATACCACGGGTGGATCAGTACATCAGGGCATTCAACTTGGCTAGCGATGCTTGGGGCCACCTGAAGATCAGCGCTGAGAATGTGGCCGTGGGGCAGACTGATCCGGAACGGATCAAGTACCACCGAGAGCAATTTGAGAAGAAGCTGGCCAAGGCCAGGAGGCTGATGAAGCCATTGGCGGTTTGATATAGTCACCCAGAAACGAGCGTTTTCGTTTCCGTCGAGGCGTACTCTCGTAGGAGACCCACCCAGGAGGAACACCATGCCAGGACGACCACGGGGCCGATTGGCCAACGGGCCGACCCCATCAGAGATGAGCCACGGGCGGGGTACCAGGCCGAGCATCGACCTGTTCCCGCAGCCCGACATGGACTATGACATTCTCGCGTACAAGCGGGCCGTACTCCAGACCGACCCCACAGTGGCCGACGCTGAGCTGGACTTCTACGGGGACAAGGTCAACTACGATGAGTATGGCCGGGCACTGCCCACCCTCCGCGAGCGGGGCCACACTCCCATCGTGCGCGAGCGGGGACGGGGTGAGATGGATGACCGGCTGGACCCGACCAACCCGTACCTGTACGAGCAGCGGGAAGGTGTGGCCGGGGCTGATCCGAATGAATCCTGGCGGAAGGGCGAGGTCTCCGATCCACTTCGTGTCGGTTGGGAAGAGGAGCAGTACGACCCAGAGGTCAATGCCGAGACCGCTGCCTACAAGGCCGGTGTGGGAGAGCAGGCCTGGTTGAGCAGTGTGGCCACCTCGTTCCGAGACACCAACGTTCGGAAGATCAAGCGGATCGGTGGCCCCCCGCAGCAGCACTACAACCCCAACGGGGAGGCCGATCCACGACGGGACGAGCAACCTTGGACCTGACCCTGAGCTGCAATGGCAGGCATCGGCAGTGCAGTCGGCACCATGCCGACCTGGTACAGACCTACCGAGCCGAACGGGAACGCCAAGAACTGGTGCTCGAAGGCATGGAGTACCAGGGCCGAGAGGACCATCAACGACCATCACTCATCACCTTCGGTGAGTGGTTGAGAGGCAGTAGGGTGAATGGCTGAGTGCTTTGAGGTAGACCCCGATGATCCCCGGCAGTTGGCCGGATTGCAGAAGATCGAAGAGGGCATCATGGAGGTGAGCATGGCCCTCTTTGAGGGCGATAACATCGACAATATGATGCCAGTTTGCTGGGGGGGTCGGGGTCGAACTCATCGGCTATAGTCGAGAGGGGCGACGGGTCCGACGGATCGAAACCCTGATGCCTGTGGGGCAGGGGTTCTCCGCAACGCGGGGTATCCTGGAGAATGCCGCTGAGGGCGCAGCCGATGCGTTCTTCAATGGCACCGAAGACGACGAATGAAAGAGATGGAGCGCATGGACGCCAACCCGAATGCAAGCCAGGTCCTCGCTGCCAAGGCAGCCATCGAGCAGGCCAGGGTCACCAAGCAGACCGAGAAGGCCCTCTCCATGTTCGCTGATGCGGAGTCTGTGGAACAGGTCTGCCGCTACCTGGCAGGCTTCGCCTCTGTGGCATGGAGCAAGCCGCCGACTGGTGAGTTCGATCCGGACACTGCCAATATGGCAGCGTACCTGGCCGAGAAGCGCCTGGAAGAGATCATTCGAGATCGTATCTCCGAGGTCATCAACGGCCAGCTGGCGGACATGCTCGAACAGGCTCAGGCCAAGATCAACGCTTTCCCTGATATCGACGCTGACCCCTACGCCTTCTTCAAGCCAGGCATGAAGGTCAGGTTGACCGAGAGCGAGATTGTTGGTCGTGTCCTTACCAAGGACGAGGAGCAACCCCACCTGGTTCGAGTCGACTGGGATAATGTCCACAATCCTTCGGATGAAGTGGGCCTGTACCGTGGTCGTGACCTGGTGATTATCTCCGAGGGGAACGATGGGGACCACTAGGGCTCGGAACATCGGGGTTGCCGACACGGTTGAGAACCGCTCTCTCAATCTGATCGGCAAGCCCGATGGGCCGATGAAGTACATTGATGAGTTCGGCTTTGAGGTTGGCACGTTCACCAATCCGCGAACCGACCTGTACCGAGCCAAGGCTCGTACTGAGTTTGGCACCCTCATGCACCATGTCCCGCCCAGCAAGCGGGGCTACTACCGGCCAGATCAGTGTGCCGACTACGATCCAGACGAGTTCGAGTACATCGTGGACCAGAAGGGCTATGCCCTCTGCACTCGGAAGACCAAATCAGGCAAAGCCTGTGCCAGCCGAGCACTCCACATGAGCTGGGTCTGCACTGCCCATGGTGGTGCTCTGCATCCCCTGGACAAGGCCATCTCTGAGGAGCGGGCCCTCATGCCCACCAAGGATGGCGTCAGGCATGGCAACCAGTACCTGCCCGATGAGTTGGTGGGCCGCATGACTCGGTACCAGAAACTGGTCCACGGCATCATCACAGTCGAAGACCTGGATGACGAAGAGTTGGCCCGAGGCCAGTGCCGAGACGAGAATGGCCGCTTCAGCGGAAAGCCACCCAAGGCTATCCCCAAGGACATTCATGATGCCCTGGTGCGACGGCTCTTTGAGCGAGCACGCGAAGCGTTCCAGGCCGAGCTGCTCCCTGCGATCCAGACGCTCGGAGAGCTGGCACGGAGCGATGCTGTGGAACCGGCAGACCGGATCAAGGCCGCATCCCTGGTCATTGACCGGGTGATGGGCAAGAACGCCGAGGTCATCGTTCACAAGCAGGATGCCCCGTGGGAAGTGGCTCTCAAGACCATCACTGGCGGAAGTCGTGCCGAGTCCAGACGGGCTCGAGGTCTTGATCCAGAAACAGGCGAACCGATGGTTGACGCCGAGATCATTGATGAGGAGGATGAATATGTGGACATTGATTCTGATGAGCCTGGAGCCGTACCGGATTCTGGCGTAATCGAATGGACCGAAGAGCAGCGTGAGGCTCAGCAGGACTTGGCACAGTGGGGCGAAGAGAACCAGCCCGACGAAGAGTTGCCAGGCGAAGCCGCTCAACGGAAGGCCGAAGAAGCCAAGAACCTGCGAGACCGCCTCAAAGAGGCGCGTCGGCAACGGTACTCGGCACGCAATCGTGGGCTGGACTCGGTTGAGGACCTGCCCTACACCATGAAGTCCAAGAAGAACCCAGATGGTGAGGGATACCTCATCACTCTGACGCTCGATCTGGACAAAGACCCAGGAAGGAAGCGTCAGAGTGGAGACTTTGGCTGAGCCAAAGAACGGCTATGTGATCCGAGAGGAGGGGCCACGGGCCATCTGTCGCCACTGTGATGAGCCCATCTACCATTATGATCGGCAATACGCTTCCGCTGATGGCACGGGATGGGCGCATAGCCGAACCTTTATGGTTGGATGTCAGCCTTTCAACCGGCCGCGCTCGGCTCAGGTAGAATCGGGGCAGACCTAGGAGGCAATCATGGGAATGACCCGACTGCGCAACATCCTGACCGGATCGCACAAGTTCACGCCCATCAAGCGTGAGATCGGCTTCGCCGAGCGACTGGGCGCATTCAAGATGGCAGAACGGGCCGCACTCGAACAGCGCACCATGCCCCAGCTGCCGCCCACCCCGCATGTCAACGTGCCGGGTGTCTCGGGCGTCAAGGCCAAGCCTGGCCTCGGTGGCGGAGTCATCAACCCGCTCTCCAACCGCAAGGCCAAGTAAGCCTCGCTGGGCCCAACCCCCCAATCCCTGGACGGGTCCAGCAGGACGGTGGCTTGAGCGCCCGGTGGAGTCGGACCACGTCAGGAAAGCTCGCCCCGTGGGGCCCAGGTCACGTCACTGGCCTGGGCCCCAAAACTTATCTCTAGGAGGACCAC